AAGTGTTTAAATGCCTTTTAAGCTAGGTTAGGGGGTATGGAGCTATGGTAGCAAGGACTCGGGGATATAAATCCCTTTTAGATAGTGTTTTGATCCAATTAGAGGGTGTCGGGGTTGGGTGGTCCAGGTTCGGAAAGTGGTCGCGGAGGTCCCCAATTTTGAGTTGGGGAAATACGTACATATATAAGGACAGATATAGTTCTTGACAAGGTCCTAGTGTTTTCAGTATGATGGGTGATTGGGTGGGTATAGAAACATTGGTTTTTTGGGTGGGTTAAGGTGTGGATAACCTTAACAACTTTACATGAGTTCAACATACTAATACAATGTTTGTTTTCTAGAAACATCGGGGACTATGGCAAAGAAGAAAAGGCGCTATTATGATTCCTACGAGTCCGTAAAGTCCCAACAATGGGTAGCTAGGAAGCGGATAAGGAAAGTAAGGAACTGGGACTTATCGGAAGATTTGCTGAACGAGCTTGGTAGTCGGGTAAATAAAAGACGGAGGAGTCGGATTGGGCATGTGGAGAAACCAAATGATACTTGACGAGGTACTTGGGTTGCCCCGGTCAGGGGTAGTTATTTTGACAGTCGGGGACGATGTTATTGTAAACTATACAACTAGCATGGGGGCTGAGCTATTGAGGCTATATACAGAGTTTGGAGGGCAGTCCGGACTAACTCTGAGAGTTGAGTCTACTGGCTCAGATTTGGAAACTTTGAAGCTCCATACTGAGTATTATAGAAACATGTATAGCAAGCATATCTACAAGAGAAAGGCTCTAGTTTACAGAGTTAGGGTAGTCCCGAGTTCTGGGTTTAAGATGATGGATGTAAGGTTGGTATCTGCTAGAGGCGAGGAAAGGGTTGTGGGTAGGTTCAAGACTGCTAGGGAGGCAAGTGATTTTATTGATATGTACTATGGAGAGGACAATCCATTTCGATTGCCTGTGTATTCTGTTAACGCCGACACTAAGGCGTTCTTACTAGACATGCAGACGGAGTTACTAGATATTAAATAGATATACTATATAAAGAGGAGCTTCGCTCCTTTAACAACTGTTTCTATATGGAAGATGAAATCAATGTAAGTCAGTGTAGGAAGTGTGGGGGGCTCGAAGTGCGGAAGCAGGATGGGTACTTCCCAGACGGTCGGAACAAGCGGTTTGTTAATGCTGAGGGGGCTCAATGGAGCGGCAGGGCTTGTCCTAGCTGCGTTCGGAGTCGGGTTAAAACCCAAATAAAAGAAAAAAGAAAGAGAGATAAGAATGCAAACACCTGAGCTAACTCTTAAAATTGAGATGTTTGGGAACCTTATCGAGGAACTCAATTACTGGCATTATATTACCGAGCATGAAGAGAATGAGAATTCCTTTGAATATGCAGAACAGATGTTTACCGATACGTTGGCGGCAGTCCGAGATATGCGAGAAATACTACTAGAGGAACTAAATGAATATAAGCAAAATTGTCGAATTAATCATGAGCCTATTGACATTTCATACCACCGCATCCAAAAACAGCTCGAAGAGTCAACCTTCTCCCTCATCCCCAACGGATAGACCTGATCGTGTGGATAGTCATGTTCCAGATAAAATGCCCTACTATCTAGAAAAGGATGGGTACTATCATTGGAATAAGGGGTATATTGGACGGATTAGTGACCACTTCTCCACTAAGGAAATGACTTGCAAATGTTCTTTCCCTGACTGCTACGATCAACGTATTTCCAAGAACTTAATTGATAGTCTAGAAGAGGTTCGAACTGAGAAAGGTCAGCCTCTGATTATTACATCAGCATACCGCTGTTCTCAGTACCAAGCGTATCTTAGGTCTTCCGGGGTTAATACCGTGGTAGCTAAGAAGTCTACCCACGAATTAGGAGACGCAGTTGACGTAGTTCCTAAGGATGGGAAGATGGAGGGGTTTGAGGATGTTTGTGCGAAACAATTTGATAGTATTGGATTGGCTAAGAACTTCCTACATGTAGATACCAGAAAAGGAAAAAGAAGATGGAACTATTAACAACTACTTGTGAAGATGAAACAAGTCTGAACAGGTCTAGCGACCGTTATAAACAAGCAGCTAACGTATATCTTCAATTTTTTAACAAGCAGGTTTATAGTGCCTAAGTACCACAAATTACACCGGGGCATCTGCCTCGCTTTGTTTACTCTAGCCGGGACATACTCCCTAATCAACCCCCATGTTTTTAAAACTGCAGCCCTAGCCCTTATCGGGGTTATTTGCTATGACGTTGTTTGTCTGCTTAGACAAAAGTCTGAAGTTAAGGACTACGGTTCTGAAGTCAAGGAACTTTCAGATAAGGTTGCTGAGACTGCCCAACATATTAAAGAAATGAAAGATGATGTTAGTATTGGGAAAATTGCTAATACTTTTAGGAGAGACAGGTAATGAGTAACGATAGCATTGATAAGCTCGCCGAGGTCTATTCTGGAGATGAGGATGACGCTAAAGCTTATCAGAAAGCACAAGCTTCTGTTGTAGTAAGTTTAACTAGACAGAATAATGAGCTTAGAAAGAAGATGGAGGAACTCTCCGGACAGCTTGAGAAACTAACGATTGAGAATACTAGACTCAAAGCTTTGGGTGCTGATACTCCCGGAATCGAGCCGGGGAACGATGCGGAGACCATTTGTTTGGTTCAATTAGCATTGATTAATAACTATAGTATGCAGCGAGAACTCACTCTAGAAGAATGTAAAAAAAGCGAAATATACGCTAAGACACTTCTTCTTATTCGTGGAAAACAAGAAAAGAAAGACGAGTCACCTAAAATTAGCGATGAAGAACTTATGGCAGCCCTTAAAGAAATGGGTGCCTAATGTCTATAGATCGTAAGTTAGCGATTAAACATGAATTATGGAGAAGAAACCTAATTCAATATAAGTTTCACTCCGTACAAAAAGAGCTATGGGACTTATATAGTAACTCTCCAGAAGGTTCAACTTTAGTCTGGCTTCTTTCTCGACAAACAGGTAAATCATTTTGCTTAGGATTATTTGCTGTTATCCAAGCTCAGGCTAAACCTAATTCTATTATTAAACTACTTACAGATACTAAGCTCCACGCTCGTACAATATTTGAACCTATATTTAGAGAAATCTTCGAGGATTGTCCGGAAGATTTAAAGCCTGAATATATAGCTTCTAGTTATGTATATGTTTTTAGTAATGGTAGTCAGATTCAGCTCGCAGGGTCAGACGGTGGACACTGTGAACGACTCCGTGGTCAGAAATCTGATTTGATCCTTGTTGACGAGGGTGGGTTCTGCGACAACCTAGACTATAATATTAACTCTATTTTATTCCCAACTACAACACATACCGGCGGTCGGATTGTAATTGCTTCTACCCCAAGCCCGGAACCAGATCACGAGTTTAATCAGTTTGTGGAATTGGCAGAGGCTAATGGTCTTCTAACTAAAAAAACTTTATATGATAACCCCCTTCTTACTCCAGAAAAGATAGAGAATATTATTTCTAAGTTTAAGGGTGGAGTTCTAAACTCCCAGTTCCGCCGGGAGTATATGTGCGAAATGATTAAGGATGAGAACCTATCAGTTCTTCCTGAGGTAGACGATGAACTTCTTTCTAAGATTGTTAGAAATCACCCTCTTCCACCTTTCTATACTCGGTATGTTGCTATGGATATCGGGTTTAAAGACTTAACTGTAGTTCTATATGGGTATTACGATTTCCGAGAGAATAGGATTGTAATACAGGACGAGATTGTAAAACAAGGTAAAGATATTCATCTGCCTGATTTTACTAAACAACTACAAGATAAAGAAAAAGAACTTTGGAATAACCATCTAACTCACGAATTAATCAAGCCAGATGTTCGTGCTTCCGACATTAATCCATTTGTAATCCAAGAGATTGGAATCTATGCTAAGAAGAACGATCCTTCCCATCCTATTGATTTTTCAATAGCAACCAAACATGACAAGCTCGCTCACATTAATAAGTTGCGAGTTATGCTAGCAAACGAAAAGATCATTATTGATCCTAGGTGTACAACCTTAGCCAGACATCTTAAACATTGTAGATGGAAGGATAAATCATCCAAGGATGACTTCGCTAGGTCGGTCGGGGACGACGGACACTACGATGCAGTCGATGCACTTCTTTACTTTGTCCGAGCTGTTAATTTCAACAAAAACCCTTACCCTGCTACATACGGATTTAACCCGCGCGATCTTCACGTCCAGAATACACAGGGTTACGACAGGCTAGACCCAAAAGAAGTCTACAAGACTATATTTGGAAGTCGAACCAAGCGGCGCTAGAATTAACAACTTAGAATAGAAACAAAAGAGGAATAATGCTACAATCTGTTAAGAAGTTTATTAAATCTGTTAGTTTGGCTGCGACGGTCATCTACGGAGCCTTCATCACCCCGGAACTCCATAACCACTATTTAAGGTATTCAGTCGGCGGTTCAGTTGTTCAAGTCCTCTTGGCCGATAGGAACGGAGGCGGAACCGGATTCATGGTTGAAGCCAAATCTGGCAAACATTTCATCATGACTAATAAACATGTGTGTGGTGTAAAGGATAAGGATGGATATGTCCGGATTAAGCATCCATCCCTCAAAATAGATGTTTTTCGTAAGGTTATATATGAAGACGGAACTCATGATCTTTGTCTAGTTGATGCTAAAGATTTAGATTTTAAGCCGTTGACTCTAGGTTCAGATCAGACTAAAGGTGACACTTTATATGTTGTTGGACACCCCGGGTTAAGATCACTCACAACTTCATTTGGTGAATACATTGGTCGTACAGATATAGAGCTTGAGTTTAGTGTTGAGAAAAAAGAAGATTGCCCCGGCAAAATATATGACATTCCATACCCTTGGAGCGAGATTTTTGGTAGGAGCTGGGTTTGCACAAAAAGCTATGAGTCACTAGAAAGTACAACCGTGATATATGGTGGTAATTCTGGTAGCCCGGCTGTAAACAAATGGGGACATCTAGTTGGAGTTGCGTTTGCTGGAAATACAGAACAAGAGCACAATACGTTCTATGTTCCATTAAAGTATGTAAAAAACGTCCTAAATAAATTCTAAGGTTCCTATGTCAGAAGATACTAAATCCGATGAATCGTTGATGTATTTTGCAGCCCGTAGTCCTGAACAGACTGCGGCTGACCTAATGAAGAAGAGTAATACTTATTTTAATACTCTTGAAACAAATCAATATCTTGATAAAATTCGGGATATGTTTAGATACTATTATGGTAATTTCAACGACGATTCTAACGCCCATGAGATTACATTTACTGGAGAACAAGGGGAGCTGGTTCAGCTTCCTATTAATATTTTCCGTAACCTAGCTCGACATATCCATAGTATGATTACGGCTAACCGGCCGATCCTCGAAGCTCAATCTATCAACGGCGACTACAAATCTCTTTCTCAAACTTATCTAGCCAATGGTATTCTTGAATACTATATGCGTCAGAAGGGTCTGGAAGAATGTGTGGTTGATGCTGCTGAAATGTCTATAGTATTAGGTAGTTCCTTCGTTAAGATGGAATGGAATGCTATGGCTGGAGAAATACATGACGCCGATCCTGAAACCGGGGAAGCTGAGTATGAAGGTGAACTCGAATTTAGTGTTCTAAGTCCGCTTGATGTTGTGGTTGATGGAACATTGGATACTTGGGAAAAGTCAGAATGGGTTGTTACTAGAAGCTATATTAACAGATATAATCTCATCGCTAAATATCCAGAAAAAGCTGATAAGATTATGAATATTGAGACAAAGAATGCTTTACAGAGTTATAGACTTTCTATATTCTCCAACGATGACACTGACAACATTCCTGTATACGAATTTTTTCATAAAAAGACCGAGGCTATGCCGAATGGTCGATATATGTTATTCCTTTCTTCTGACATCGTTCTCTTAGACCTACCGCTACCATACCGATCTATTCCGGTATTTAGACTCTGTCCTTCGAAGATAATGGGAACTCCATATGGTTATACAGATATGTATGACGTATTCCCAATTCAAGAAGCAATTAATTCTATATACAGCGCAATTATGACAAACAATAATGCGTTCATGACTCAGAATTTATTTGTGCAGTCCGGGGCTAATCTAAATGTTTCTCAGCTCGCCGGTGGTCTAAATGTTATCGAAGGTAACTCTAAGCCAGAAGCTGTTAATCTTACAGCCACCGCCCCTGAAACCTATAAGTTTGTTGAAATATTGAGTCATCTCGCTGATACTCAGGTTGGTGTGTCTGCTGTGACAAAGGGTGCTCCAGAAGCTTCTTTACGTTCAGGCAACGCACTCGCTCTAGTTCAATCTATGTCTCTACAGTTTCAGTCGCCATTTCAACAACAATATGTTAAATTTTTAGAAAAGGTCGGGACGACCCTACTTGATATTCTAAAAGACTACGCAACAACACCTAAGATGATTACCCTTGTTGGTAAGAATAAACGCCCGTATCTTAAAGAATTTACGGGTGATATGATTGGAGACATCAAGCGAGTTAAAGTAAGTGTTGGTAATCCATTGTCGCGGACTCTCGCGGGTAAAGTTGAGATCGCTAATAATCTTCTACAGAATGGACAGATCGATGCTAAACAGTATATTCAAGTTCTTGAAACCGGCGAACTAGAGTCGCTTGTTCAATCAGATATGATGGACCTTCTCCTTATCCAAGCTGAGAATGAGTGGTTTATGGAGGGTCGTCCGGTTTATGCTGATGTATTCGACAATCATGATCTACATTTGAAAGAACATAGATCAGTTATCTCTGATCCAGAAATTAGACAGAATCCAGAGTTTATGCGAATAGTTCACGATCATATGCAAGAACATATTGATATGATGAGGACTGTTGCTCCTGACGTTCTACAGATTCTTAAGATTCAGCCGCTTCAGCCAGCCCAAGCTCCGGCTGCTGGTGGGGCATTGCCTCCCGGACCACAAGGTGGAAATGGATCAGGGGGATCACCTCCAAGCTCTCCTCCCCCGGCTGGAGGACCAAATATGGGACCAGTTAACGCAGCTCCCATGGACCCTAGTCAACTAGGACCTCAGGCTAATGCTGCAGCTATGCCTAATCAACCAGACGTACCACAAGAATTACTTCCTAATCCAGCATTGGAGCCGAGGTCTACATAATGTGGAACAAACTACTGTCTTTGTTAAAAGACAAGACAGTAACTGATGATATCAAGTCTGCAGTTCCACAAATTGAATTGCAGCAAGAAGTGAACCCGAGTATGTTGGCTGGAAGGTCTACACATCTTGGGTATAATTATTTAAAAGGGCTCGACGGTGAAAACGAAGATAATACTAGGAATAATCGCCGGTTTATTAATCTCAACAGACTCCTACGGGGGAACTATGATGGAAAAGTTGCGTCAACTCATGCAGAGCCGCAAAAAAACTTACGTGGAGAGAACTCCGAATGATATCTATAGAGACGTAGCACATGGCTCTAATTTGACCGCCGACGAGGTTGCTGCTATTGGCGGACTTGAATCTCAACATGGGGAATTCAATAAACCATTACAAGGGGGGTCTGCCCGAGGACTGTTCCAGTTCCAACCTAAGACTGCCGAAGGATTGAAGTCTGGAAGCTCGGATAGTTTGGGTGATATGAATACTCAAGGTGAACTAATGAAACTTTATCTTGAAAAAAACAAAGTAAACAATGCTGAAGAAGCATATATAAAACATAATTTAGGAAAAGCCGGAGCCAGTAAGTTTTTGGCAGCACCGGACGAGACTAAAGTTCGAGATGTTATATCTAGTCGAGTGATTAATTCTAATCCCGGACTCTATGATGTAGAGACTGTTGGAGAAGCAAAAGAGAAAATTAAGAACAAATTACAAGAAGGGCAGGAATCTTCCAAAGTTCGCCCTAATTTTTTAGATTTATTTAAGGAAAAAGATGGATAAGAAAGATAAAGCTTTAGAATATTTACGCAATCTTGAAAAACTGAAGGCATCTGGTGTTAAAGGTGAGGACTATACTTCCCCCCTTGACCAAGATGTTATGAAAATCAAAGCTGGACCTAAAGAAATAGTAGAACCGCTTCGTATTAAGAATACAACAGAGAAAATAGATACAAAAGGTATAACTAAACTCTCTTCTGGAAAAGATTTCATGGAGAAAATTGCTGCACTCCGAGCAGGAAAAAAAGCTTTAAGTGCTCTCCCATTTGCTGGAGCTACAATTGCTGCTTTACAAGGTGACCCCGCAATGGCTGCAGAAGAATTAGCCGGAGATATCCCAGTTGCTGGGCAAATATATGAAGCTTTTAAGCCTGAAGCTGCAGGAAATGCAGAAGAAGACAGACAACTGAGAGTTGAAGATAGAGCTAGAAAAGATTATAAGGATTCTCCTGCTTATAGAGATCGACGAGATATCTCAGAGGAAGAAGAACTTCCAGAACAAATTAAACAAGAAAGAAAAGCAGGGATGTTTTCCAAACTTGGTAGAATGATGGGTAAGAAATGATTAAGAAATTCGGAAAACTATATAAAGTTATGAGTAAAAAGGGTAAAAACTTAGGCTCAGCGACTTCTAAAAGTGCAGCCGAGAAACGTCTTCAACAAATTGAGTATTTTAAACATTTAAAGAATAAAAAATAGGATAAATCGTGGCTGCTCCTGCTCCTAGTAGATTAGATGCAAACCAAGTACTTCAAGGTGCTTACGATGAAGATAATGGTAGGATTCGGACCGATGCCGAGGCTACAATTGTTAACGCTGACATTGATGTTTCCATTAATGCCGACGAGGATAGTGTCGCAAGTTGGACTGCAGATGGCGATGGAAACCCTATAGATAGCAATTTTGGCACCCCGGCAGATGCTCTTAGGACTGCAGCGCAGATAGGAAATGCAACCGGAGCAGCTAGTTTTGGTAGCGGGGCCACAAATGCTCAAACTCTAAGGACAGCGGCCAATCTACAAGTTAATAATGACGATGTAGATACTGCTAATTCTCTTCCGGTTAGTGATCTCGGGCTGTTATCCAATGTTAATTATGATGATGTCCAAGTTACATACCCAACAAGTCTTATTGAGAACTACTCATATTATCTGTCCGCAGGTCTTGTAGCTACTGTTGAGATAACATATCAAGATACAGCTAAAAAGATTTTATTGCGCGCTAGGAGAATATAATGCCATATAAATTCAATGTGTTTACAGGAAAACTTGATGTTGTCGGGGATGATACTGTAAGCTTTGAAAGTGTTAATAAAAATTTAAAAGCATGGAACTACACTCTTACTTATACCGGAGATAAGCTAACTTCTATTTCATACACCGACGGTGTTGATACTATCGTAAAAACTCTGGCTTATACCGGCGACCAACTAACATCTGTTACGTTGAGCGGTAATACGCCCGGAGGGATCAACCTTGTTAAGACCCTAGTATACACAGGCCCAAAACTAACTTCGATTACTTACTCATAGGAAAAACATGGCATACATAGTCGCGCAAGATACAACCATTGAAGCTGCACAAACAACGGTAGATGTTTCCATACCGCCCGGTCACCAAGCGAACGATCTGATTCTCATGTTTATCGGTCAAGATACAGGAGCAACAAACATTACAACCGCAGCAAGCGGATGGAATTTAGTGAGTGGTGCTCAGGCGGCAGCACAGGCACAAAGAGCCGTTGTTTATTGGAGACTTGCTACTTCAAGTGCCGAACCTGACGTGACATTCACAGGAGCAAATAACGCTTGGCTTGTGTTTACCACCGTAGTTCGCGGTGCTGACCAGACAACCCCTATAAATGCTTATAATAAAACCGATTCAGCCAACTCAACAAGTAGTTCATTAACCTCTGGAACAGTTACAACAACGGTAGATGGGTGTTTAGTATTTAGTTTTATTCATTTTGATGGGACTTTTAAACTTACCCCACAAGACCCTTCGCAGGTGACCCCAATCTTTAAAGATAGATCAAACACAGTAGGACTTTTAACATTCTGGAATCAACTTTCAGCAAGTACATCAACTGCCGTACAGTACTTATCGGAATCAGCTTCCGAAGGTGGAACTGTTTGGACAGTAGCAATTGCAGATGCAAGCCCGACTACCGCTGAATTAAGTCCGACGGTTCAATATGCCTATGAAGTCGTAAAAAGATATGGTGGTACAACCGGATTCATTTCTACTGATGCAGCTTTTATCCGCCATGACGGTATTACTTGGCAAACACTATCTAATATCTCAGCAACAAGTATCAATGGAACTACGGTTTTAAATAATGCTTTTACTGAAGTCAATTCTCAGTCTACTCAGCAACCTTGGGGTACTATGACTGGTATCTCTGTAGCTGAATCTGCTATAGATGCATCAGGTAGATGGGTAGGTGCTACACACACAATAACATCAACTAGTTTTTTAGGAAGAACAATTCACCTTGAATTTAATATGAACACGGTAACAACCGCACGTTTCGGAATTAAAGGGGTAATACTATATCTAGAAGACAGTAGCGGTAACTGGGTAGCCCACCAAGTAACTCAAAGACAAGGACTTATAGCAAACGTACATGGGGTTTTTCACCTAGATACTGCTTATACACCTTTCGACAGCGGCGGCACGATTGATTTAACCGACATTACGAGAGTTGCCTTCATGTACCATCGTATCACTACAGATGCGACGGCAATGATATTAAGGGTTCAAAACTTTTTACTTTACGATAAAGTGCAAGTAGCTGGTGGTTGTCCTGGGGACCCTCTGACCGCTGGGAAGCTCCAAAACTTCTTTACAGGACATGGACCATACCAATCAGCAACAGTTCAAGGTAAAGGACAGGCTTTAGTTCGTGCTGGTATTAGATATGGAAACGGATCACAAAAAAGCTATCTAGATTACTCAGCAAACTCTCTTGAAACCCCACTGTCATATAACTCATCTATGGCAAGAAGATTCTGGAAAGTAAACCCAGAAAGCGATTCATGTGAGTTTGATATTTTAGCAAGTGCTAACGATACAATTAATTTCACATCATGTGTTCTTGCTACGGATACAAGGCAAATTTTTATCATTTATCCATCAAGTGACCCGAGTGCTACTTATAACTTTTCAGGAAGTTCTCTCATTAATTGGCTTGTGAAAAACGATGTAATGAATTTCAATGAAGCAACATTTAAAAACTGTGCTTTTATTCTCAATGGTGGTGGAGTGGACGCTTGTCAGATTATTGATTGCGAACCGATGGTAACTGACGACCCGTCAAATATTACTGATTCATCATTCACTAGTCCCGGCACAGGTCACGCTATTGAAATAACCGATATAGGTACATTTAGTTTTGAAGGGAATAGCTTCTCTGGTTATGGTGCAGATACCACTACAGACGCAGCGATTTATAATAACTCAGGTGGGCTTGTTACTTTAAATCTAGGGGCTGGGGATTCAATTCCTACTTATAGAAACGGGACAGGAGCATCCACGGTAATTAATACATCACCCATACCTGTCACGGCAACAGTTTTAGCAAACTCAAGGATTCAACTATATAACGTAACGACTACAACAGAGATAGAGAATGTATTCGAAACTGGCACTTCCTACTCGTACGGAGTAACTACCGAAGCAACACCGGGAGACACGATAAGAATTAGAGTGTGTAAAAAGGGTTATTTACCTTTTGAAACTTCTGCTATTTTTACTACCGGAGGTATTAGTTTCCTTGCGCCTCAAACCGTTGACCCAGTTTATACAACTTATGGAGTAGACGGTGCAACCGTTACTAAATTTACAGCAGATTACGCAGACGATGAAGTTGATTTGATTGTCGCTACTAACTTCTCTGCTGCCGAATTTTACAATTGGTTCAACTACAATCTAACAACCGAAGGCGGAGTTAGAGAATTTTACGGAGCTATTGAGGCTATTGATGCTGGAAATATTATTATAAATAGTTCGGTTGTTGATTTGTATTTTGATAACACAACAACAGACAACGTATTCCAAAACGATAACGTGAGGATTTTTAGAGATGACGATGCGTATCCGGTTCGTAACCCAACGAGTGGGGGCGGCGGGATAGATATAGTTTGGCGAAACCAAGTTTATGTTATTGGTCTTGATAGTGTTCCAACTACTTCACAGATTGCCGATGCAGTATGGGATGAAGCTATTTCAGGCCATTTAACGGCAGGAAGTACCGGAGCCACACTTAACGATCTACCTACTCTCATTGAGATAGAAGCATCTACAGAGATAGCAAAAGAGGATACTTTAGAAGAGATTAAAGTGAATACCAACCTAATACCAGCGGCGTTGTAATATATGGCTAAACTTAGAGTTCGAGATAAGAATTTACCCGATAATCGCGTCCCTAAAAAGATGTTGCCCGGGCGTAAAAAGCTAAAAAGATATAGAATTGCGTTTAGTATTTCTACTATTCTTAATTTATCAGCCGGTGCTTATATCGTAGAAATGAAGAGACCGGGTACATTCGAACAAGCTTTAGCTTGGATTAACAACTTAATACAATAACCCATCCAATTACGGACGGTTAGCTTATTTCCCATCCCATTTTAGGGACGGAGAAAAGGAAATTTATGTCTATTGAATCAGGAGCCGAAGGCTCCAATGCATCTGCGTCAGAAGAAGTCTCTAGTTCCGAGGTTCTCGGGTCTGAAGACGGAGAAGAAAGTCCCTCCCAAGTAGAAGTTGCCCCTGTCAAGAAAAAAGTCAAGCAAATTAAGGGTAAATTTAACGGAAAAGATTTCGTTGAAGACCTACCGTTTGAAATTGATGAAGAACACGCAGGTTGGATAGCTGCCCAACGTCAAAAAGCAATGCTTGCTGACCACAAATCTCGGGAATATGCCCAGTTAGAGAATGAGGTTGGTGCTTTTATTCAAGAATTGCGCAAAAATCCTAAAAAAGCTCTGCAAAATCCAGCAATTGGGCTAGATATTAAAGAGTTAGCCGCTTCTATCCTTCAAGAAGAGATCGAAAGGTCACAAAAGAGTCCTGAACAGCTCAGAGCTGAAGAGGCTGAGGCTAAACTTCAGGAAATGATGTCGGAAAGAGAACAAGAAAAGAAAACTGCCGAAGCTCGTGAGCTTGAAAGACTCACAGAACGGGAATATGAGCGTTACGATAGTCTTATGTCTTCAGCAATCGAGACATCTGACCTACCTAAATCTCCATATGTTGTTAAAAAGATGACAGAATATATGCTTATGGCTGTGGAAAATGGAATTGATGTTGATCCTAAGGATGTAATTCCTCTGATTCGTCAAGAAATCCATGCAGATATCTCAGAAATGTTTGGGGCGATGCCTGCTGAGGTTATCGAACAGATTCTCGGGAAGGATACCCTTGGTAAACTTAGAACTCACCGCAAGGCTACAGCTAAAGCTCCGATTCCTCTGAAAACTGCAGTTAAGGATGTGGCAAAAACCACCGAACAAAAGAAAGAAGAAGCTAAAAAACAAACAATGCGCGACTTCTTTGGTGTTTAACTAACTGATTTTATGGGATATATGTAATTTATTTATGTATATCCCTAGTTTTTTAACAACTTTGTGTGTACTAAGCTATTGTATTTAGCTGAAATGATATTAGATCAGTGCCGTTCGACCTAAACCAAGGAAGAATTTGACTGTACCAACATATCGGACTGGCAAAAGAAGATAGATTCGTTCAAATAATATAAACAAAAAAGGATAAATATGTCTTACCAAGCAAAAGATTCACTGGTTCTTGGCCGCCAGCTTGAAATTCAAGAAGTCTGTGCCACAGTCAATATCGCAGCAGGAACGTCTGACGCTCCCGGCATCATCGCTATCGACAACTCAACAATCGCATCTTCAGTAATTACTCTTACTGTTGGCGAAACCGTTTCATCTGCTTCATTATGTGAAGTTCGTAACCGTGCTACCGGAGCAATTCTTGCTACGGCTGCTGCCCCATCCCTTGCTGTTGCTCAGAAAATTTCTGTAACAGTAAACGGAACTGGTGCTGCTGACCACGTTGTTATCTTCCGTTATAAAGTCGCTGAATAATTTTAACAAAACTAAAAAGGATCAATTTTTATGGCTACTGCTAACAAATTTTCAACTCCGGACAATACCGTTGGAAACCTAAATGGTTTCTTCAAAGAAGTATATGCCGACAAACTTCAAGAACTTATCCCTGAAGGTCTTAAACTCGTTAATATGATTAAATTCATCGGGAAAGACAAGCAAGGCGGAAACCTGTTCCACCAACCAGTTATTCTCGGTATGGAGCACGGTGTTACTTTCGCTTCTTCTGACGATGACGCCTTCAACCTTAACCCACCAGTCGCTGGACAAATCAGAGACGCCCAAGTTCGCGGTAACCCAATGGTTATGCGTTCACTTCTCGGCTATTCTGCTGCTTCTCGCTCTGTTGGCGGAAAAAACGCTTTCATGGACGCTACGAAATATATCGTTGCTAACATGCTTCGCTCTATGTCTAAGAAACTCGAAATCCACCTCCTTTATGGTCAGGTTGGTTACGGTACTGTTTCTGCTGCCGTTACAACTGTAGTTACAATTACTACTGCTGAATGGGCTCCGGGAATTTGGGCAGGCGGAGAAGGTATGCCAATTGAAATTCGCGACGTAACAGGCGCAACTTCACGCGGTGAGTTCACTATCGCTTCTGTTGATATGGACGCTCGTACTCTGACTCTTAACGCTTCAGCTCAAGCTGCTGGTGTTGTTGCTACAGACGTAATCTACCATAAAGGTGCTTACGGTAACGAGTTTGCTGGTATCCACAAGATTCTTACAAACACTGGTACACTGTTCAATATCAACGCTGGTACTTATAACCTCTGGAAAGGTAACACTTACGGAGCTGCAGGTGCTCTTTCTTTCGCTAAGCTTACAAAAGCTTCTTCTCGCCCTGTTGAGAAAGGTCTCGATAGCAAACTTACATACTTCGTAAACCCTCGTGGTTGGGCTGATCTTCTTAATGATCAAGCTGCTCTCCGTATGTATGATCAATCGTATACTTCTGCTCAACTCCAAAACGGCGCTAAGTCTCTGAAGTTCCACTCTCAGAACGGTGAGCTTGAAATCATTCCTTCGATCTATATCAAAGAAGGTTATGCTTACGGTCTCGCTCTTGAAGAGTTTATGCGTGTTGGTTCTTCTGATATCAGCTTCAAACGTCCGGGCTACGGAGACGAGTTCTTCCGTGACCTTGAGAATGCTGCTGCTTATGAGCTTCGTCTTTACACTGATCAAGCTGTATTCTGTATGGCTCCGGGTAAGAACGTCCTCATCTCTGGTATCGTAAACGCTGCTTAATGATTCCTAGTAGTTATCCTACACAAGGGGCTCCCGTTCTGGGGGCCCTTTTTTTATTGGTTTAGATATAGATATTAACAACTCTGTATGTATTATTCTACCTAATCCGGAGACATATGCCGATTATTACTATTAAAGGGACGGAAATCAACATCCCTAACTCTGGTGCAAGCCCAAACTGGGCCCCGGCTATCATAGAAGCCTTTCAAGCTCTTGCAGACGCCGTAAACTCAGTTACAGCAACATTTGATGTTGCCCCACAGGTCCAAAACATCGACGCAAATAACTCATCTACCAACGTCGACATTAACAATCTATCATTTCCAAGCTCAGATGTTCGTGCTGCCACTGTATATTATACTGTTTATCGTAAAACAGACAACTCTGGTCCTCCTGATGGTCAGGAAGTAGTCGAAGCCGGAACTCTGGAAATTAATTTCAACGATGATCGAGCTGTAACTGAAAAGTGGGAGCTAGTTAGAAGTGGGGCAAGTGATGCATCTATTGATTTTAATATCACAGATGCTGGGCAGATTAGGTTTAGTACCACAGCTCTAACTGGAACAAACCACACCGGGATTGTCTCTTATAGAGCTATTTCAGTTTTAAATTCGTAATTACAAGGACTTATAATGGCTCTCAACTTCAAAAAATTCTGGGCGGGCTTAAAGATTGTAGCAAAAGCTACCTCAACCTCTGATAGTCTAGGTGATATGGAGGTTTCAAGCTCAACAAGCAAACTTTCATTTCATAACGGAACATCAAATTCTCCGGTAGTTACTGAATCACATACTGCCACACTTACAAATAAGACCTTAACTTCTCCAGTCATTAATACTGGAGTCTCTGGTACTGCAATTGATACCGACGGTACTCTTGCAACTGCCTCTAACACTAAAGTTCCATCAGCTCTTGCTGTAAAAACCTATGTAGATAATTCCTCTGGGGCAGTTCAAACTGACGTAGACGACCTAATTACCCTATCTGGGGTTCCAGCTAACTCTACAACACTAGGAACCTTCACAGGAACCACAATTCCAGACGGTTCGGACAATAAAGAAGCCTTTCAAGCGTTAGAAACTAGTCTTGAAATGGTAGGCACTGATCTATATTTCCATATTGCAGACCCAATCGATGCCCATGATGCTTCTGCTATATCTGTTGCAGCTATCGCAAACCTAACAGCTACAGAAGCTCAGGCTGCATTTGCTGAACATCAAGATGACATCGACGATCTAGTTACTCTGTCCGGGGTTGCTGCTAATGCTACAGACCTTGGCACTTTTACAGGTTCTATAATTCCTGATAATTCCGATAATAAGGAAGCTTTTCAAGCTTTAGAAACTTCAGTTGAAACAAAAGCTACAGGAGCTGCTTCTTCTACTGATAACCACATAGTTCGATTCGATGGTACAACAGGTAAGGTCATTCAAGATGGCTCTCCAGCCGTTCTTTCTGACGCTGGTGCTCTTTCGGGGCTAACTCAGCTTGATTCTGATAATCTTAGACTTGATGGTAATACAATTTCTTCTACTGATACAAACGGTAATGTAATTGTTACTCCAGATGGTACAGGCTCTTTCCAGTCAACAAAGAACGCACAATTTGATGCTTTGATTAACTTTGCATCCACAAACGATGCAGCAACCGGCTCCAACGTAACTCTTACAGCTCCTACAACAAAAGTAATTCGTCTTACAAACGCTTCTCTAGTATCTATTGACGGCATTCCTTCTGGAACCGCAGCCCGCGAGCTTATCCTTGAGAACGCAACTGGTACAACGGTTGCAATCAACGAAGATACTGGAGCTACGGCAGCTAATCGTTTCTACACTGGAACAACTGCTGGTATTAACCTTGCCGACAAAGCATCTTTATTCCTATCCTATGACGCAACATCTTCTCGTTGGAGAGTAATTGGTGGTTCAGGAGCAGGAACTGGCTCTCAAACCCCCGATGTATTTGTTCAACTTGATGCTTCTGAGCTTATATCTACTTGGGCAACTGGTGACAACGCAACTTTCCTCGGCGGCGGAACACTAGCCGGTACGTTTGTTAAAGAAACAAGCTCTCCTCTTAATGGAACCGCTTCTTATAAATATACACAAGCCGCTTCATCTCTAGATGATTATATCGCTTCTCCGGTTCAGTCAGTTCCAATTCGCTTCCGGGGCAACCAAGCGACTTTAGTATTTCCTTATCTATACGATGGAACTAGTTCTGATATTGAACCTATTGTTTGGGACGTAACAAACTCTGCTAAACTCACAACTAGCACAAATTTACTACCATCTACTGGAACAAATTCTACTGTATATAGAGCCAACATTTCTATTCCTAGCACTTGTACCCAGATTAGAGTTGGCTTTCAAGTTAAAGCTCTTAACTCTGGAAAGATACTCCAGTTTGACGATGTTCAAGTTACTTCCGATGTTACGTTCTACGCTAACGTATTTGAAACCGATTCAATGGTTAGAGTTAACACCGCAAATGGGTATGGTTCTACTGCCACTAAAATTAGACGGTTCACAACCACATTAGCTAGTATCGGTTCTGATATAGTGTACGCCGACTCTGCAACAAACGGTGCATCATTTACAATTCAAACCCCCGGAATCTATAACATTAGTTTTACTGATTCCCAAGCAACAACATCTTCAACTTCTGGTATTTCTCTAAACTCAGCAAGTTTAACTACTGCTATAGAAGCATTAACCCAATCTGAAGTCTTAGCAATTGGTCAAATTGGATCAGGGTCAGACGAGAATATACTAGTAACTTCTTGGCAGGGTTACTTAAATGCTAGGGATGTTGTTCGTCCACACTCATCTGGGACAAACGCGGTGTCATCTCGGGCACAGTTTACTATATCTAGAGTCGGTAAGACTTCCGCCGCTATTATAACTGCCCCAGAAAGCTTTAGCACAGATACAGCTTCTCTAGTCTATGCTGGTTCTGGAAGCTATACCCCTGCCACATTATCCAATGCTCCGGTCGGTACATTCATTACTCATACTGTTGCTTCTGGTGGAAACGTAAGGACGCAAACAAACTCAGCCCCAACCCAGACAACTTCAGACATGAATACGAATGGTATCCGTATCTTCGGAAGAGTTTTTGCATCAACTAGTACAGCAGCCAGTCCCGCCGTAGTTCAGATTCAAATTGGTAAAGGATTTAAAGGTGTATCAGTTAAGGGATATACGGCTACAGGAAAATCCAACGCCGCCGCCTTAGATAATACCGGACTTAATGGTAGTAATAACCTTAAAGGTTTATCTGTTAAGGATTATAACGAACTCACGGGTATTTTAACTTTAGATGCTGCCCTAGACCCAAGCGGATCATCCACAAATAGAACCTTCTCAGCAGAAGATGGATCAACATCAGCTACTGATGTTTATATATTTATCGACGCATCTAAATCCCCAGCTCTTGTCGGCGTTCCACAAGTTCAGCCAAGATTTGCTACGATTAGTGATGTGAAAGCGGCTACAACAGACGGAGGAACATTTACCTCAGGTGCTTATCAAACAAGAACACTAAATACTTTAGTTGATAGTACTGGAATTGTAACAAGCTTAGCTAGTAACCAATTCACGTTACCAGCAGGAGAATACTATATTGAAGCTAAAGCCCCAGCATTTCAAGTTAACTCTCATAAAGCTAAAATTAGAAATATCACAGACTCAACGGATTCTCTTATTGGATCAGTTGAAGCAGCCGGTTCTGCCGATGTTATTGTTAATTCCTCATTTATATCAGGCACTATTGTAATTACAGCAGCTAAAGTATTTGAATTGCAACATAGAGGAACAACAACTAAGTCAGCAAACGGATTTGGCTCTAATGCTGGATTTGGTGATTCTGAAGTGTATTCTGTTGTCAAAATTACTAAGGTAAAATAACATGATTATTGCAACAATTAAAAAGTTAGATGGAACTGAACTCGACCACGGCAAGTTTGCTTCAGAAGAAGCAGCTATTGCTTGGTTTCAGCCTTTTATCGACAAAGGTGTGTACGGACAAAAATATGTCGCAGCTCAAGAAATTCCCGCTGTTTTAGACGAACAGGGGATTGAAATTTCCCCAGCTTATGTAACAGAAGAAATTCCTGCTGCTTTTAGTATTGAGTTTGTTGATTCGGCTTCTATTCCAAAATCACAAGATGAAATTAATGCTGAAGCCTTAGCTTTTCTTGATTCCACCGATTTTATGGTACTTCGTCACGTTGGACAACAGGCTTTGGGGCTGGCAACTAGTTTAACGGCGCAAGAATATTTCGAGCTAGAACAACAACGACAAACCGCCCGCGAGGCAATTAATTAGTTAACAACTTATAAGGAATAAGGGGTAGAAAGATGGCATACGGTAAGAAAATGACCGAAACAGAGAAGAAAGCTAAGCTCACGGCACTTAAAGGAGCCCATTCTATGGCTTCTGAGGCTATGAAGAAAGGCTATTCTGATTACAAAGACTCCAAAGCATTGAAATCACATGTTAAGGAAATGTCAGATGACACGAAAATTGACTTTAAGAACGACTCAGATAATATCGTGGACCCCGGTATGGACGGTGATGTGGTCGGGCGTCATATTTCTGACGAAAATATCGATCATTGTGAAACCGAGTCTGTTTATGACATTAATGAAATCGATGCTCAGCTTAAGCATCTTTTAGAACAGAAAGCTAAGTACAAGAAATAAGGAACCTATATGATGTTTAAGAAAGAAAAAATGTCCGACATGGAAAAAAAGTCTAAGCTTTCAGTGCTTAAAGACCTCCATAAACAAGCTTCAGATGCTATGAAGGGTGACCTCCAAGGTATGAAGAAGGTTACGGTCGCCGCCGACTCCAAATCTGGCCTCAAAGAAGGTCTAGATAAGGCTGAGGAGATGCTTGGGATGGAAGGTGAGGACGAAGAGTCGGAGTTAGGCGAAAAACGTGCATATGACGAAGCCGACGAGTCTAAAGAAGATCAATCTGAAGGTTTTGAAGACCAACAAGACGAATCTGAGCCCATGGATGAAGAAGAACTCGACGCAAAAATACAAGAGCTTTTGAAACTTAAAGAGAAGCTCCAGAAGTAAGTAGGAGCCTCTAATGTCAATCAAACCATATTATACTTCAAATACGCTTATTGAAGCGGTTGAACGCGGCATGGCGATGCCTTTAACTCAGGTAACATTTTTACCTGCTGACATCCTTGCATTTGCTAACGCTGAGATATTTTCATCCCAAATGCCCAGTATTCTTCAATATCACGAGGAATATTATGTCTATACTCAAGAAATTACCCTAGAAACTAACAAATCTCGTTACCCGATTCCAAATCGTGCGGTTGGGATGAAACTCCGCGACCTTTTCTATAAAGACCAACAGGGTAATCTTATAGAAATGTCTAAAATTAACCCAGATGACAAGGCTTTCTTTAATAGTGGCGCTACTGGCACCGTCCGTTCTCCAATTCATTATTATGTTCAGAACAATTCTATAGTTATTACTCCCGAAGTTGGGGTTAGCCCGACTGGAAGCCTAGTATTCTCATACTTTCTTCGCCCGAACTCCCTAGTTCCGAATGAAGAAGCGGTTATTTGTGCTTCATTCTCGAAGACTATAACACTTGATAATACAACTATGGCTAACGGAGACACGTTAACGATCAACGGTTCTGTTATGACTGTAGGAACCGAGTTTGCCAAGGGTGTAAATACTGCAACCACAGCAACGAACCTCTCTTCATACTTAGCAACCATTGGATACACAGCTTCTGCTAATAGTTCAATAGTTACAGTTTCTTATTTCGATCATACAATCGAATTTAGTACTTCAAATACTGCAGCTTTTACTATTAGTTCTTCAATTACAGTAAATTCTACCGCCGATGTTCCAGAAGGCTTCGTAGATGGCGTGCTCGTTGACTTCCTTCAAACAGACGGTGGTCACTCAACATATTCTTTCGATGTATTAGTTGGAACTAACGCTGTTTCACAAACATCTGTTACATTCAGTGCCGATCAAATTCCAGAAGATTTTGTAGTAGGAGATTATATCTGCCTACAATATGAGTGTATTGTTCCTCAGGTCCCTACTGATCTTCATAATATAGTGGTTGAAAGAACGATTGCAAGAATCCTTGAAGCTCAGCGTGACGAAGAAGGATTAAAAGCTGCCAATCTTAAAATACAGGACTTGGAATCACGACAATCTATTCTTATTGACAATAGAGTTGATGGAAGTCCTCAAAAAGTATTAAATCTCCATAGTCATCTTCGGTACGGAAAGTCATCCCGTCGCCGAGGTTGGTAATAAAGGTATACAATGCCTGCTAATAGCACAGTTCTACTTAAAGCTGTGGGACTACATACCTCACCAAATGAATTAGAGCGTCCAGACGGCTCTCTAATCATAGCTAATAACGTATTAATTAGACGAGACGGGATTATTGAACAACGTCGCGGATTCCAGTTATACGGAGATGCTCTCCCTTCTCCTAGCGATAGAGTCAAACAACTTACATCATACCGTACCCGTATTATTCGGCACTTTGAGGATCAACTTCAATTTGATTCAAATGGTAATGGAACTTTTCTAGACTTCGAAGGTTCGTATACTGAAACCCAAGCCGGGCTTCGTATGAAGTTTATTGAATCTAATGGTAACTTCTATTTCACAACATCTGACGGTATTAAGAAGATTTCAGCTCGCAATGCTACTGATCTTCTAACCGTTCAGCCTACAAACGCCGGGGCTATCAAAGCTGTAGATTTTACAGGTCGCGCGGTATATACTCCTAATCTTCAGAGTGGATTTCTTCCGCAGGATGGGGCTGTTTCTTATCGTATTGTTTGGGGCTATAAAGACCTAAATAATAATCTACTACTGGGCGCTCCTTCTCAGCGTGTGGTTGTAAGTAATCCTATGAAGGATTTGCTTGTCCGCGACTACATGAGACTTCTAGATACTCTAGATAATCTCCAAAATACCCCCCTTACTACCGCTAGAATTGCTGACGATAACTACGTTTCAACTCTTGGGCTATCATTATCTGACAGTGCCTCAACTCTTAGAACCAATCTAATAGCTCTTGCTGCTAAAATCGACAATGATATATTCATTGCCGACAATGCTGCAGTTGCTCCACTTCAAATTTCTTCTGCTGCCGTTTCCTCAAATATACTGACTGTAACTTTTTCAGCTTCTCCGGCTACATATTTATTTCCGGGTGATAAAATATTCCTAGGTGGAACTTGGACAGGAGCTGGGGCTGAGGTTCTCGGTGGTGCTCAGACAATCGTTTCTGTTATAGGAAACACAATTACTATAAATGTAACTGCAACAAACGGAGCTGTGGTTTTAGCCTCTCCAACAGTATATTCCAATGAATTTCGATCTCTTACTGAACCTGATACGATTAGTAGCCCTCCTACAAATAGCGAATTGGTTAGCCTCCAAGACTACTTTGTAGAGATTCTAACTCTTCTTACTGACGAGCCGACCACAATTGTTTCTGCAACAGATAATGCAACATTGTCCTTGTTAGATATTACAACAACCGCAACTGTGGAACTTACGATTACAATTCCCGATGGGATAGACTCTAACTATTTCTTCCAAGTATATCGTTCTTCTGTAGCTCAAGCTACCGGGGCTGCTAGTTTTGAGGATGTAGTTCCATCTGATGAACTTCAGCTTGTTTATGAAGCATACCCAACTCCGGCTGAATTAACCGCTCGTGAGGTTGTTGTAGAGGATGTAACTCCAGATGAATTTCGTGGAGCAAACCTTTATACGAACGCCGGAACTGGTGAAGGTATTCTCCAAGCTAACGATATTCCTCCTTTTGCTAAAGATATTAATAGATATAGAAATTCTGTATTTTATGCTAACACTCGGACTCTCCAACGGGCAACTTTGAACTTGCTCGGGGTTATCCAAATGATTGAGGACTATGATAATGGAACAACTCCTAGGGTTACAATTGCTAACGGCTTCTCTTCTAGTACATATAGCTTTATTGTTGGTGTACAAGAAGTTACAGAAGTCACGACAGTTGCAGATGTTGCTGATTCGCTCGACGGAACGTATTTCACGGCGACCTCTCCGCTAGATAGTTACTATATTTGGTATTCAACTAACGGTTCAACTGTTGATCCTATTCCTGCTGGATATACCTCAGCCGACGGAATTAAAGTTAGTATTACAACTGGCGACTCTGCTAATAACGTGGCTCTTAAAACTCGGGACAAACTTTCTACATATCTAGATGATTTTATTATCACCGGAGCAACAAATAAAGTTATTATAACAAATGTTGATGTTGGTTATGTAGCCCCAGTTACTGCTGGAACTTCAGGATTTAGTGTTTCCCAGACAGATTCAGGACAAGGCGAGCGAGTTCAGCCGCAAATTGTAAATGTAGATATTACTACAGCCGGGGCTGGTATGCCTGCGGCAGGAACCTCTGCTTATTTCACACTCAATACAACAAACGATGAGAATCTTTACTATTTCTGGTATCAGCGCGGTGCTTCAACAGAGCCTGTCCTTCCGGGAATTGGAATTGAGATCACTATAACTGGGGCTGAAACTCAAACACAGCTTGCAACTCTGACCGCTGCGGCTATTCCAACTACACAATTTACAGTTGTGAATAATGGAACAAACCTAGATATTACAAATAATGCATATGGTTATGCCGGAGCACCCACAGATAACGGATATGTAAATACTACAGTTTCTCAAGTTGGGGCACTGGATGTTCTTCTTTCTCCATTAGTTTCACCAGCCAGAGCTGTAGATGAGACAGCCCGTAGTTTTATTCGCATTATAAATAAAAATCCAGAGGGTAATGTTTACGCGTATTACCTCTCTTCAGCTTTTGATGTCCCCGGCAAAATGCTTTTAGAAGCTCGAGACTTAGCTGATGAGGAACCATTCTATATACTAGGAAATAACGATACAACTGGGGCTTCTTTTAACCCTGATATTGGTCCAGAAGGAACAATAACCAATATATCCGTGGCTAATCCTACAGTTATAACAACCGGAACTGCCCACGGGATGATAACCGGCGACCAAGTAGTTATGTCTAGCACGGATAGTCAGCCAGTAGTTGACGGACTCTGGACAATTACAAGAATCTCAGATACTACATTTTCAATAGATAAACAAGTCACTGTTGTCGGAACTGAAGGTTCATTTATTAGGGCAACCTCAGCTCTTTTTTCAGAAAATGAAACTCGGGCTAACCGGGTATATTTTTCTAAGTTTCAACAACCAGAAGCTGTGCCTATCTCGAATTTTTTCGATGTTGGGGCTCAGGATAAAGCTATTCTTAGAATTGTTCCCCTTCGCGACTCCCTCTTTGTATTTAAAGAAGACGGGTTATATCGTATTTCTGGGGAGTCAGCCCCATTCCAATTAGAACTATTTGATAACTCTTTTATTACATTAGCTCCTGATTCAGTTTCTGTTGCTAATAACGTAATTTATTCTTGGACAACTCAAGGTATTCAGAGTTTATCTGAGGGCGGATCGTCTATTATTTCTCGTCAGATTGATAATATAATTCTCCGTATTCAGTCCTCTAACTTCCCAGATTTCAAGACTGCAACTTGGGGAATTGGCTATGAGTCAGACAACTCGTATATAGTATTTACGGTTGCGGCTGAAAATGACGAGACTGCACAGATTGGCTATAGATATAGCACTCTTACTGAGAGCTGGACAAACTATACAATGGGGCCTTTAGCTGGAGTTGTAAGTCCAGCAGATGACAGATTATATCTGGCAGCAAATGACGTTGCTTATATCGAGCAGGAACGGAAAACATTTAGTCGACTTGATTACGCAGATCGTGAGTTTACTTCTGTAATCTCTACTAATAAAGTAATTGGGAATACAATTATTCTCCCGTCTGTTACTAATTTTGATGTGGGGGATGTGCTTGTTCAGGACCAGACGATTACAACATTTGAGTTTAATACTCTTCTACGCAAGCTTGATCTAGATAGCCAAGTAGATGACGATACATATGTTGCTGACTTAACAATGGTAACTGGTGACAACCCACGTACCTCTTTAGAAGCGTTGGCTGACAAATTAGACTCCGATCTCGGTGTTTCAGACACGGATTATGCTGCAATAATCGATACTCAGTCTGGGACAATCACCGATATTTCAGAAGCCCCGGCTACTGTTATCACATCCATAGCACATGGTTTATTGACAGGAAGAGTCGTACTTATCGACAGTTCTAACTCTGAACCTACAATCAATGGAACTTACGTTGTTACTGTGATTGATGCTAACACATTCTCTATTCCCGTTACTGTTAGGGAGATGGGGACAGCAGGAAATTGGCAAACTGTGGATTCTAGTTTTGAAGATTTAAAAGCATGTTATAATGCGATTGTTGAGAAATTAAATGATGACCCGGGTGTTGCTTTTAATAACTATAGATTGATTGATAATAATACAATACAGGAAGCTATTATCACAGATATTAATCGTGTGACTCGGAAGGTCACCCTGAATCTTTCCCTGCAATATCTAGTGGGTGAGGTTACAGTATATAAAGCCATTGAGAGTATGTTTGTTTACTCTCCGATTACGTTCGCTGATCCTTTAATGTTGAAGCATCTATCCGAAGCTACTATTATGTTCGAGACGAGAACTCTTACTGGCGGGACAATGTCCTTCGCTACTGACCTACTCCCTGAGTTTAAAGATGTAGAGTTTAATTTGGACGGTAATGGGATTTTTGGACATGTGGACGGGTTTGGAGATGGGTTTTTTGGCGGACTGGGAAATTCGGCTCCTTTTAGAACCTTTGTTCCTAGGCAATGCCAAAAATGCAGATATATACTAATCAAATTTAGCCATAATACAGCTCGTGAAGATTATAGAATTAACGGGGTAACGGTTAGTGGTAGAACCGGGCTATCAATCAGAGCTTTCCGATAGGAATATATGCCAAAACTTAGTAGTTATAAACGTATTGTGACAAACGATTATCCCAAAGAGGAGAGGAAGTTTGTTGAACAGATCGCCGGGCCTATTAATGATTCATTTAATGAGCTTTACTTCGCATTAAACGGTAGGCTTAGCCTAGTAGATAACCTAAATTGTACAGTCCGAACTATAGATATTATAGTGGATTCTAACGGCCTTCCTACTGATTTAACAACGATTACAACAAATAAGACCACCTCTGTATTTGGGTGTAATGTTGTGTCTGCTGTCAATCAATCAAATACCGCGTTATACCCAACTGGAGCACCATTTATAAGTTATAGTGCTATAAGTGGTGGAATTCTGGTGAATCATGTTACTGGGTTACAGGCTAATAATCGATATACACTGAATATCATTATTTGGCACGTTTAATAAGCAGAATTAACAACTTTAGGGGTAAGAGGTTTAAAATACATGGCGATCAAGCAAGGTACTGGATTTACAAACATTAATCGCATCCTCCAAGCTAACCGTGGTAGTAAGCTGGGCGGTGCTGTATCTGGTGGTATTTCCGGGCAGGTCCAGAATGTTCAGTCCGGAGTTAAGTCCGCTCAACAACAATTTGAAGAAGAAGCCAATAAAAAGCGTTTAGATACAGATGAAGCCAAGCAACAGCGTCAAAGTGTTCTTGGTAAGTTCGATGAGTCTAACTATCAGCCAGACATGTCAAAATTTGCAGCAAGCTCTGGACTTCAGCAGGGCTATGATGCTAGTAAGCAAAAATTAGAGCAAGAAAAAGCGGCTAAACAGGCCGAAGTCGAAGCGGCTAAGACTCAGCAAGCTCAGTTTGGTACTCAGCTCGGTTCTCTTCAGCAAAAACTAGATCAGACTCCTGAATACAACACAACAAGGCTACAACAAGGTTTTTTAGGATTAGGAACTGGTACTCATAATGAGTATTATGATGCAAAGATTAAGAATCAAGAGTTTACTAATCTTCAAAATCAAATCAAGGGACTTAAATCTCAATCTGATGCATTGAACCCTGTAGTTGGAACTGACTTCTCTACATTTGATACTCGCGGGACTGAACTACAGTCTCAATATGATAAACAAAAACAAGCAGAACAAGATGCTTTTCAAAAGGCAGAGCGAGCTAAGCTTGTTGCTGCTAACCTCCCAACTGACCAAGACATCTCAGACTTTACTAGATTTAGAACTGGTACATACACTGGACCTAATCAACTTGGAGAAGCTGGCTCACTTTTAAGTCAAGCCCAGCAAGCTGAATCTCTCGGAAATCTTGCTAAAACTAGCGGAGGTCGTCAAGAACTCCTTAGACAATTTGTTGGCGGACGAGATTATACCCAAGGACAGAAAAACTTAGATTCTCTGATTCTAGGGCAAGACCCTACTGCTAATATTGGAGCTGCTGCTAGACAAACTAGGGGAGCGGTAGAGGGTGTTCAACAAGCTAATAGAGAAGCCGCTAGTAAGGCTACTGAATATGTTAATCGCGCTAATGAGTTTGGTGCAGAAACTCGTGGGATTATAGATCAAACTAAAACCCCTATTTCTGGCGGACTTGATGCTCGTCTTGCTGAATTACAAAATGCTGAAACTGCCAGACAAACGAATATCAAAAGCATACAAGATATGCTAATTGGACAAGACGAAAAGTTTGCTGGGATGGATAAGCTAACTAGGGCTGGTATTGCACTCCAGTCAGCCGCGAATGCTGGATATTTAAATCAAGGTGATATCAATATGCTTTTAGGAACCGGAGATCAAACCGGGCTTCTACAAAGAGGATTGAATTTAGGTTTAGATGTCAATCAACTAATTAATGAAAGAATTACAAATAAAGCTGCTGAGAATTTAAGTCGCACTGGGGTTGCATCTGACGAAGATGTTGCCCGAATTAATGCTTTAGACAGACTTGCTGGTAAAACAGGAACCGATCTTGAGTTTTTAGATAGTCGTGGTAGATTCCAAGCTGGGAAAGGTGGCTTGGATATTGGTGGGCTTGAAGAATATATTTCTAGAGCAGAGAATCAAAAAGCAGCTTCCGATAAAGAGTATGCTGATAAACTAGCAGCAGAAAAAGCCCGTTATCTAAATCAAACTATGGCGTATGGTCAGGGTGTTTTAGGTGATTACACTAATGTATTAGCAAATACATATTTAACCCCCGGTGGTCTTGCTGGAGTTTTCGGAGGACCGGGACTTCAAGTAGGAGCTGATGTTTTGACAGGAGGAGATAGTTTCGCTCAAACTGGGCAAGCTGTTGGTAGTGGGGTGCTTAATGCTGCTGGAGCTGGAGCACAGGCTCAAAACGCTTTAATGGAAGGACTGTTGAAGCTTAATGTTGGTGGAAAATCAATCGCAAATACCGAAGCCGGTCAACAATTACTTAAAGCTATAGATTATCTAAGTAAAAATGAGAATAAAGCTATAGCAGGAACTCAAGCTCATTTAACAGACTACACTAGTAACTTCGGTGATCTTACAAAAAATGGACTTAATGATTTGTTACATGGCAATGTTAGTGCACTAGGTGAGAATTTTTACGGACTTGGTGGTGGTAAGAATATAGAGAGAGCTATTGGAGATATCGGAGGCGCTTTAGGTATTAAGGGTGTTTCTACTAAAAGTATTAAAAAGAAAATCAAGAAGATGTTCTCAGATAAAGACCTCAAAGAAGACATCGAATATAATCCTAAAGATGTCCAGAAGTTTATGGACAGACTTAAACCTGCTTCTTATAATTATAAAGAAGAAGTTAAGAATGACCCTCGCGCCTCTAAAAATAGAGAGCTTGGGGTTATGGCTCAAGACTTAGAAAAATCTAAGCTTGGAAAAGAATCAGTACATGATACCCCTAAAGGTAAGATCGTGGACTATGATAATCTTGAACCTAAGATGCTTGCATCATTAGCTTCATTAAATGAAAGACTTAAACGTATAGAAGGGAAGAAATAGTATGGCTATCGGAGAATCTCTAGGTGGTTTAGTCGGTGGTATTCTTGGTAATAATGCAGCCAAGATGGACCGTTCTAACCAGAAAAAGATGATGAAGCAGATGGTTGAGGAGTATCAGAAGATCGGGTATCCGCCTGACTATGCTCGCGAAATCATCATGCAAGAACTTGTTCGTCAAGGAGTTTATACCCCAGAACTTGAACAAGATTTAAGTGACTCAGTTGCTGAATCTCAAATGGGACAAATTCAAGAAGATGCCGGACTTAGAGAAGCACAGATGGGTGCTCTTTCTTCTATGCAGCAACGTGGTAAGGTTGGTTTGTCCGCCGAAGATCGTGCGGCTCTTAATCAAGTTCGTAACCAAGTTCAACGTGATTCTGAAGCTAAGCGTCAACAAATCATACAACAAATGCAATCTCGTGGTATGGGTGGGTCTGGTATGGAGCTTATGGCTCAACTACAGTCAGCCCAAGGTGCTGCAGATCAAGCCGCTGCTGGCTCAGACACTCTTATGGCTCAAGCTCAACAACGGGCTTTAGATGCTATCAGTCAATCTGCAAATATGGCTGGGGCTGTGCGTACTCAGGATTTTGATAATGCTTCAGCTAAAGCTAAGGCTATTGATGAACGTAACAGATTCCTTGCTGAGAATACAATTGCTAGACAACAACGTAATGTTAGTTCAGTGAATCAAGCTCAAGCTGCTAATCTTGCTGAGCAACAAAGAATTGCTGATTATAATACACAACAGAAAAATGCCGAGCTTCTTAGACAGAGAACGGCGGAACAGCAGCAGTATTCTGATAAGTTAGCATATGCTGGTGGGATTACTGGTCAACAAAGTAAGCTTGCTAATTATTACGGAGATACAGCAAATGCTAAAGCCCAAGCTCAAGTTAATATGGGTAAAGGTGTCGGTTCAATTGCTGACGAGGGTTATAATGCTATGACTAGTTCCGGTGGGTCTGGCGGGGGCGGCGGAGGTGGAATGGCTTCTATGGCAGGAATGGCTGCTATGTTCTCCGACAAGAACCTTAAAACTGACGTTGAATATACAGATGAAGATGTACAAAAATGGATGGATAGCCTATCCGCTCGAATTAAAAAGAAATTCTAAAAGGAATATATGAATACTCTAGACGACCCAAGAATGAAAAAACTCTTACAACAACTTATTGCTCGTCCAGAGACTATGCAAGGAATGGAACTTGCCGACGAAGACACGGAAGACGCAGATGCTATGAAAGTAGCTGCTGACGATGGTGAGTATGAGCTTCCTGAAGGGGTTGATGATCAAGTCGACGACCTTAAAGATATTAATACAGAACCTAATATACAAAAAGAGTCAGTTTCTAATCGCATGAAACTAGAAGAACCTAAGTTTGGTGGGTCTGATCCTGAAATTATGGAACAGCTTAAAAAACTCAAGGCTGGACAACCTCTGTCAGAGGATGCTAGTGTTGCTCAGGAAACTGCTAGCGATCCTTCTATGGATACAGAACTTCGTAAAGCTGCAATCCAAAAGATTAAACAAAAATACCTAGGAAAATAGTATATGAATAAGGCAGAATTGCTTAAAAAGCTTCTAAGTTTTGGAAGCCAGACAGCTCCAGAGCTTATTGAAGAAGCTGCCCCTTTGGCTAAAAGAGTTTCTACTGAGGCTACCGAAGTTGCCCCTGAAGTTATTGGGAAAGGCACTTCTAAGCTTGCTAAAGAGGCGGCTGAAGATATCCCAGATGCAGTTTTGAGTGATCCAAAGCCTATGTCTTCTTTAGATTCAATTAAAAAGTTCGCTAAAGAAAACCCCGGCAAGATTGTCGGAGGCTTGACTCTTGGTGAAATGGCTCGGCGTATGATGGGAGGAGACGAACAACCCCCTATTCCGCCTTTTGCTCCTAAATCTGGTCCACAAGCGCAACCTATCCTTCCAGATAATTATAACGCCCTAGCTCAGGCTGAAGCTAATGAACAAGATCAGAAGAAACCTGAGCTTTCAGTCCCTGCACAAGTGTTAGCAAACTTTAAGGGAGTTCCTACTGGTGGAGATTTGGCCCCAGAGGCCCCGGTTCCTCAAGAAATGGACTTTGTTAAGATGATTGAAGCTGCTAATCAACAAGCTAATAGGGATCGTAGTGGAGCTAGGTTAGTTCGGGGCTCTGAATTGCTTGGGGCAGGACTAGCTAGGATTAATCCTAACCATAGTAGCTCAGATCAACTTAGACAAGACGCCGATAAGAGCGTAGAACAAACTAAGGCTAAGATCGGAGCGGCTAAAGATCAGCAAGCTTTTAATAAAGCTAAAGATGAATTGTCCGACGAGACTAAGATGCGTGATCCAAACTCTGAAATATCTAAAATGGTTACTAGTATTGCTCAGAAAGTTGGCATTCTTAAGCCGGGGCAATCAGCTTCTGCTATGTCTCTTAAAAACGCCGGGGTTAATCTTGGCACGCTTCTTGCTACAATCGAAGCTGGAAATGCGCGCAGAGATGCTGCGGCTCTTTCTAGGGACCTTAGAGCAGATGAAAAAACTACCGCCCGTGAATTTAAAGCTGAGGAAGATAGAAAGAAAAGAGAAGATAAGCGCAAACTCACAACGGAAGAAATTGAAGCCCGTAAACGTACAATTGGTGACAACATTAAACGTGCTAGAGACATAGTAGAAAAATATGGGACAGTTGAGGCTACTGGTCCTCAGGCTGAATTACTACAAGGTATGCTTGATGAGATTGCAGTAGATACTGCCAAGCTCCAAGACCCTGATTCTGTTGCTCGTCCGGCTGAGGTTCAGCTCGTTCGTCAAAGTCTTATCCCAGAGGATACTCTAGGTAGAATGACTATGACAAACAATACAGCTAAAACAATTCTAGATGAGTTTGAAAAGCGAATTAATGAGCGCGCTGCAACTGGCTATAAAGTCAGGGGTATTGAACAACCTGCTAGCCCTGCTAAAGATAACAACTCTGATAAACAGGTTGTCAAGAAACAATATAGTGCGTCTCGCAACCAAACTAAACTTGTTTACTCAGATGGCTCGGAAGAGGTAGTGGATGGCAAACAATAAAGACGACTGGGAAGATGTCCCTTTAGAACAGGGACAGGATGATTGGGAAGACCAAGAGGTCGACTCAATGCTCCCATCTATGGATACAGCCCTTGAAACAGGTCAAGACTTCCTTACTGGAGCTTCTCAGGGTGCAACCCTCGGAGCTGCAGACGAGATTGGTGGCGGACTTGCTGCTCTCCTTGAAAAGGGGGCCGGAAAGCTTGGATTTGGTCCTAGTGCTATCGACGAACAACTTGAAGCCCAAGGCTTTGACATACAAGGAAATGACCTTGGCGACGTTTATAGACAATATCAAGAAGCTGGAGAACAGGCTTCGGACCTAGCCAAAGAGCGTAGTCCTTATGCTGAATTTGGTGGTCAACTCGGTGGTGCTCTCCTTTCTTCTACAGCTTTAGGCTTAAACCCTGCAGCAATACAAGGTCCTAAAGCGTTGCTTGGTCAGGTTGCCTCAAATAAGGGCGCTGGGCAAGCTGCTCTTGCCCTCCTTAGAGGAACAGCTACTTCTGGTAGTCGCATTGGTGATGCTGCAGCTCGCGGTGCTGGAATGTTTGCCCAAGCTTCTCCAGCTCTAGCATTAGAGTCTGCAATGACTTCTAAAAGTGATATAATTGGTCCAGAATCTGATTTAGCCGGGGTTGCCGAGGATGTTGGAACTGGACTCTCGTTTGGTCTGCCAGCGATGGTTGGATTAAATGTTGCTGCCGATGCTCCGGGTATTTTGAAAGATAAAGTTGGGGAAAAACTTGGAAAGGTTACAGATAAAGTTGCTGAAGCTTTTGCAGACGAAGGAAATCCTAAACTTAGACAGATGGCTAAAGCCTACAAAGAATATGGACAAGAACTTGGAATTCACCCTCGCTCTCATGGTCAGGATATAGCCGGGCAGAAATTCTCTCAAAGAGATTCCAAAGCTGCGGTTGGTCTACACGATGTTGTAGACGAGGCTGATACTGCACTTGGTGTAGAGTTAGGTCAGAGTGTTGAGAAAGCCACAGCTCGCGGGGCTCTAATTGATATTAGCTCTGATATTCAAGAAGCAGCTAAACGAGTTAACGATTTAACTACTATAATTCCAGATTTGGGTTCTACTAGAAAATCAGCAGCAGCATTTGATAAAATACTAAATGGTATGCCTCAGCTCACTCCAACTGAAGTCAAGAATGTGATTGACGACCTAGATGCTGCAATTGGAACATTTAAAGCTGCAACAAATAAAGACCCGGCTGCTGTTGGAACTCTTAATGAACTTTTTAGACATCGTAAGGCTGTCTCAGATACGTTTAAAAAAGCTGTCCCTGAATATGCACAAGCTGCTCAACGATTCGAGTCATTTCGCCAAGTTCTTGAACAATTAGTTAGTGGTGCTAAACCTTCTGATATCACCCAAGTTTTTTATGGTCAGCTTCGTAAACAAGATGAAAAAGTATATGACAAACTTTTAGATATGATTCAGAACGTCCAGAAAACTGGACAATCTTCACAACCATATCGCACAGCATTTACAAACTTTATGGATGCTCTCCAAGGATTTGAGGCTAAGGAATTATCTAGTCCGGTTGCTAAACCTTCTGTGCTCCCGACTTCAGACTCAATCCGTAAGTATCTACTTAATGCCTCAGATGACTCTGTGTTGCGCGGGTCGGTTCGTCAAACCACCGAGTCTAGGTCTATTGTTCCTGACTTTAAAGAAATGATTGTTGGTAAAGCCCCGAGTTCTGGAGCTTACTATGCTGGAAAACTATCCAAAAATCTAGAAAAGAAAATACAAGGTCCTTTAGTTAAAGGCACAATGCAGATGGCTAAGGTCGTCTATAATGCCCCGGCTCAGTCTATTTCAAACCTCGCGTCTAGACTTGAGACTAGTGGAAATTTTCAACAAGTAGGAAAAGCTTTAAGAGAAGCAGTAGAAAACGGCGATACAGCCAAAAAGAACGCAGCATTATTTACCATAATGCAGAACCCAAATGCTCGTGCTTTTATTAGCTCTGAGGATTTCCCAGATGTGGACAAAGAAGAATAAAGGAACGTGGACAATGAAAGATTGGTTAGTTGCAACATTAATATCTACGGTTGCTATATTTGCTCCAGCTAAAGCCTTAATTTTAGTTACAGGGCTACTTATCTTTGCTGACCTATTTACTGGAATGTTGGCAGCTAGAAAACGCGGGGAAAAGATTAAGTCTGCTGCTCTCCGTAGAACAATTACCAAATGCTTTGTATATGAATCCGCAATACTACTTGGTTTTTTAGTCGAAACCTATATGCTTGAAGGGTTTATTCCTGTATCTAAAATAGCCGCCGGGCTAATTTCTGTTGTAGAACTTAAATCTATCCTTGAAAATTTAGACGCAGTTAATGGTAATCCAGTATTTACTGTGCTTATTAAAAAACTCGGAAGTGTCAACGATATAGATAAGGAAGCTGAAAAAGCTACAGAAGAAGTCAAAGAAGATAAGAAAGATGGGGAATCCCTATAATGAATAATAAACTAGACGAGCTATTAAAGCGCATTCAATCCGACGAGTATAAACTAGATGATCTGGTTGGTCGTACCGATAACTATGCCAATGATACACTCCGAGCTAGAAATCTTGAAGAAAAAGCATTGGGTAAACTTATGCTTGAACAGTATAAGGGAAAAGTTCCTAATACTCCAGACGCTGATTTTCTAGAAGGTCTCCGTGAACAATTTCTACCAGACGTAAAATCTAAAATTGAACTTGGTGATATTCCCGGAGCTGGAGGACTATATTCTCCTTCTCGTGACCTAATTAAAGTTAGTCCAAATCAATCCCTTGAAAATATTACGTCTGCTTTAGCTCATGAAGGTTTGCATTCTCGCGACCTTAAAGCTAAAGACTATGGGGATGTTTACGACCTAACCAGTGGTTCTAGTGTAAATAAAAGTTTGAGACAGATAGCCCCCGACCTTATATCTGAATCTGGACTAGTTAAAAAACCTGCAGACTTGCTTGCTAAGATTAAAGGTACCGACATAGACGAGATCAAGGAAGCTCTCCTAAAGGGTCACCATGGGCTTAAAAGAGGCGCTACAGCGGCTAAGGCTAATCTTCCTAGACTTATTAAAGGACTTCCTCTATTAGGCGCTGGGGCTGCTATGCTTATGAATCCAGAAGATGCGAGTGCTGCCGTTCCTTTCTTGAATGAAGCCGAGGATGTCGGAGAATCTAGAGAAGAAGAAGGCGTGATGCTTGCTGAGGATAAAGCTAGAAAAGATTATAAAAAATCTCCTGCTAAACTAGATCGTCTTCAGAAACTTCTGAATCGTCGCTAATATCCGTTTCAGGCTCTAAGTCTGGATCAAATCCATGTATTAATCGTTCCATAGCATATTCCGATTCTACAAGATTTAGTTTATTAGCTGCAGCCGCTAATGTATAGTCACAGCGATTCCTAGCATTATTCTTATCATTACATATCTTCCGAGTTTCGGCTGTGGTATGAAATACTGCATCTTTTGTGCTAGCCTCGTTGTATTCTTTCATGAACTGATTAAGCCAAGCTTTTTCTTCAGTATTAAGTTTGTGGGCATAACTAGCCACATCGTTAACCTCTTCCTGTCTAGATAGTAAGGCGACAGATGGTTCTAGGGATGGGAATTCAAAATCACTTCGGCGAGGCCTCTTCTGATTTAGACTCCTTGCCTTCCTCACTCCCCCTCTTTTCTTTCCTTGAGTTTCTGATGACATTTTTTTCCTCTTCTGTATATGTATTTGCTGTATTTGAATCGACGCGAAACCACAAACTGCGGTTCTCTTTAACACGACGATATTGATAATGTAGTTTTAAAAACTTATGGAAATTAACATATCCAAGTTTTGGATTAACCCGGCGATGCTTACAAAAGTCTTTATAGATATAGAATAGGATAAACCCTTCGAGCCAAGTTGCCCCTCGCTCAATTTTAGCCTCGGAGGTAAACCAATTAAAGTGTTTCTGATATGTTAGACTCTTAGTTTTCTCTATAGTCTTTTCGGCTTTATAAATATGTTTGGAGATTGCGAACTGATCTACATTTATTTTGAAATTATAATTACTGGAGCCAAGAAACCCACCCATCTTGATATTAAATATATGTTGATCTAGGGGGTCTTTAGAATAGGTTTTATACAGCTTGTATATCAACCGCTTTGAAACATGGCTCTCACCCGGGGTTATGTTATAAAATCCCATAAAAGGCACGATATCGTCCTCATAATCGAAAATTTGAGCAGATGTTTCTGGAATATCCTCAGAATTGAGAAGATCAAGCAGTTCTTGTTCCGTAAGTTGAGAAGGGAGTTTACGCACTCTCTATATCTCCGGGATAGCCTTCATCCCATCGTTTTTTATCCACAACTACTGTATATTTATCTACTGCTCCATTTTGGAACTCATATTTAGTTGCATAGTTTGAATTATATATTTGTGGATAGTGTCTGGAAGTCGGGGCTGTCAAAAGCCGTCCGCTGAGACTAGACTTCTTCTTAAATAGAATGTTTGGCTTTCTCATCGTGCTAAAGCTCCGGCTCCATATACCGCAAGTCCAGTAGCTAGAACTCCAAGTCCAAACCAGATATACTGAAGATTATCTGCTTGGCTATTAGCCTTTAGGAGTCGCTGGTTTTGTTTGTTATAGAGTTCAATTTCTTCGTCTTTTAGGTCAACGATTTGAAGAAGTCTCGCGCTTCGATTTTTTTCTGTTTCAAGTAGCAACTTTGTTTTATCGCTTTCCAAAAGCTCAGACCTAAGCTCTTGTGCCTTTTTCTCAGTAAAAAGTATACCTGAATAGGGTGCGGGCTGACTCTTTTCAAGATACACAGAATCTTGTGCATTACTTACGCCGATTGAACCAAGAAGCAAGGTCAGAACCAGTAGGCTTGTCATTTTGTTCTTTAGTGATTTCATCTACCTTTTCCTTTGTCTCTTTGTCTTCCTGAGCCTGTTCGCCTTCCAAGTGGGCTTGCTTCTTATCATTCTCAGTTACTACGTTCTCTAGCTTCTTCTGGTTCTTGTTTACGTTCCAGTTAGTGAATGTACGGAGGATGATTACTCCAAGTCCAGCTCCAACTAAGGCTACGATCAATTCTTGCATAAGTTACTCCTATTTGTCAATCTTTTTCTATAATATATTTAGCAATTGGATATAATTGTGTTTTTACATCTTTTAGATTCTTTAAATTTATATCAACGTAAAGTTTTCTAATAGTCATTCCTCTAAATCGTTCAGGATTCGAACCATCTATAAAAATAGTATTAGTTGTTATGCCATGTCGATCTTTTACGTATATACCCAATTCGCTTTCTTTTGTATGAAAATCGACTCCGGCTACTTTTAAAATATCCTTAGCATCGCAAAAACTTAATCTAGGTTCATTAGTCAATACAACATCAATATATTTATCTTGAAATTTTAAATCAAAAATATCATGTAGTGATTTTATATTCATTTTTTATTCTTTGTATATTTCTTATCTTCAGTTAAATCTGGCATACCCTCAGGTTTTGTCTTGTAATGTTCTCGCATGGCATCCTCGATTAGAGTCTTGTTATCGTGGCATCCATGGCACAATACTTGAAATCCCTCAGCCGGACAAAATAGACGATTAATATAATCATCCCAAGTTGTGAATCCAACCTTGGGATCAACTACTGGAAGAGTATGATCTAGTGCCACTTCTTTAGGTCCGAACAAATCTCCACAGGTTGCACACTTGTAACGACCTCTTTCAACCCTAGCTGCAGTCATTGCTTCAGTTCTGGCTCGCCAATGGAATGTACCACGCCTCAATAGGCCTTTGATAAATGTATTTAAATTTTGTTTACCCCGGGCTTTCTTTACAACTACCCGGCCAGATTTATTTTCGTCAAATTCCATTATTCATTCTTTTTCAATACATATGCTAGTATTAATGAAATCAATATAATAAATGGAGATAACCATACAAAACAACCAATCATGGTTGGAAATTGAAAAGTCCATTCCATAAACGGTTTAGTTAATGTTCCAATCCCACTAATTATTAAATAAACTATTGTTATTACACTGAACATCGTCAAAAAATATTTAATCATTTCTATCCCCCAGATAAGGTCCATCTTCTATTACTATAATATCATCACCCTCTTGAACATACTTTACATATCTACCAAAAGGTAGTACTTTATCTAGTGGTTTATGCCAGAATTCATAGATATACTGCTCGTCGATTAGATGCGATCGTCTTATCTTCCAACCTTCGTTGTGATCTTCAATTGTTTCATTATCACTTATCATTGTTTATCCTAAAAGCGAGAAATGAAAGCATCTCAAAGACCTAAGGTCTGCTTGGATTGCTTCGATCTCGTCGATTGTTTCTTTTACGTAATATGAATGACTACTTGTTGCTGTGCGTAGTGTTATTTCTCTACAATCTTTGTTGTCTTGTATAGAATCAATACTTCTAATATCAATAAGTAGTTTTCTATCTTTGATACTTGTTAATTTAATTAGTGTCATACTTTATCCTTATCTACGATTTTCCACCCACAGGCCGCTGAACAAATCCTAAGCTTTCCAAACGGCAAGTCAGTAACTTTAATCGGAGCTTGACACGATGGACAGCCTCCCTGATGTTTTACGACTTTTGTTTTCTCTATCTTAGGTTCCTTGTTTAATCTCTTTTCTAGTTGTGCGTTTTCTTTGTTTAACTTTTCGACTTGTTGTTCTAAGTCTTTTACCTTTTGAAGAAGCTTGTACTCCTTGTCGCTCGGTCGCGCCATTTATTTCCTTTAGCTTAGTACCATATAGAATAAGATTTTCTAGGTTTTTATATAAATCCGGCATACAATTTTTGCAACCACTACAATATATTTTATATGTAGCATAGTTTACACATTTATCTTCCGCTTGATCCGAATCCACCGGCACCTCGCTCTGTATCTGTCAGCTCACCTTCTACAAACTCTGCCCTAGGAACTTGAGACAATACACCTTGAGCAATTCTATCTCCAATATTGACAGTATAAGGAGTAACTCCCGTGTTGTCAAGTAAAATCTTTATTTCTCCTCTGAAATCTTCGTCAATTGTTCCCGGCGAATTACTAACTCTAATCTTGGTTTTAGCAGACATTCCTGATCTAGGTCGAATCTGTAGCTCAAAGCCTGCAGGAAGCTCTACAGAGAGTCCTGTGCCTACCATAGCTGAGTCTCCAGGCATAAGAAATACTTTTTCGATAGCGTGAAAATCAAAGCCTGCTGCTCCGGCGGTTTGATATTTGGGGATTACAGAGTTCTCGCTTAGTTTTTTAATCTTAACTTTCATTATTTTTCTCCAAATAATTAATTGCGGAAATTAGTATTTTTTTGTCATCTTTTAAATTTCCTAGACCTATATTACAATTAGAGCAAAGTAATCCTCTAATTTTGCCGGTTTTATGACAATGATCTACCGCTAAATTTGAAATTTTTCCGTTTTGGTGGGTGTGCGATTCAGGATTATTACAAATTGCACATTTTCCGTTTTGAGATTCTAACATTTCGGTATATTCTTTACTTGTAATTCCAAAGTTAGAAAGCAAATTAATACATTGTATACAGGTTTGTTTTTTATGTTTTTTAGTTGCTGTGAATGAAAACTCTTCTTTTTTCTTAATAAAATTACATTTATTACATTCTTTTTCTTCAAAATCTATAACTTCCTTACTGTGAGTGTATTTTGGTGCGCAAAACTTACAGTACCCTGTGCAATTTTTGGCATAGTATGCAGTTTTACCAAATTCACACTTGCAGTCTAAACAATTGAATATATAAACTTTTTGCTTATTGCCAGATGGGCTGGTGTAGGATTCGTGTCTAATTGCCTTGGAAATATCAAAACTGTCAGTCTTTCTCTTCATTGAATATCCTTCTATACTAGAAGTTGTTAAATTATAGGATATTCTTTAGTGACATTGCAATGGTATAGCCAATGAGTAGGTCTACTGTAAATCCTAGAGATAGTGCTATTAGTGGGGAGACTTTTAGATGTAGGAGTAGCGCAGCCATTATTTTTTCTCTTTCGTATAAGGACAATGTGGTTGATTACAAGGATTATCTATAGGACAAAACGGACAATCATTAACCATCAGGTCTGCTCCCATAGCTATAAGTTTATCCATTTCTTCTTGACTAATTTCTTTCACGCCGTCTGCATGAATCTCATAATATGTTTTACTCATAGTTTTCCTTTATATGTATTCCCGAAACTATTATAGGCTAAAGCTCCAGCCTCATCTAGCATTTCTGACGTTAGGGAAACATTTGCACTGATAGTTGTAGCATCATATTTCCAAACTTTATAGTAAGCGAACTCGGCTTCCTTTGTGCTAAACCACATGTCAATTGATGATTTATATGCATGGAGAGTGGAATCGTTTGTGAAGATAACGTCGTATTCATCGTCGTCCCCTAAGTTAAATTCATGCTCTGCAGTCTCACCATTGTCATTCCGCTTAATTCTGATTAGAATAGCCCCTAGCTTTCCAAAAAAGTCTCGCTCATTACCAAACCTACAGTCTGTGATTACGATTCGACCTTTAGATTCTTTAATCTTCGCGGCTGCCAATTCGATCCATATGTTTTCATATACAGCTTCTCTTAGCATGTTCCCTACACATCTGAGTATGTCCCGTGGAGTATTAAGCTCGGTTCCATGGAATTCTTCCATTGCATTCCTAGCGTCTTCTTTAATTTCATAGCCCCATTCAGATTCTACAATGTAGCGAATTGTGTCAATGTCGTGAAAATCGAGGTAGATTCTTTGCATGTCTGCATCTTTCTTATCTCTGTCCACAAAAATTGTTGGATCAACATGAAAGACGCGAGCGCACAAATTACGGAGAGGGTCAGCAATTGAAACTTTAGTGAAACCATATCTACCCACTAATACATCTGAGAACGTGTCTTTTCCGCATCCAGCTTTACCCGACAGAGCAATTATCGTCATCGATTCTCCTATAGAAAACATATTATACTAAAACTGTGAATTTGTCAAGCATTATTCTGAAAAAAGATATTCCACGATCATTCCAACTACAACTAAGACTCCAACAATATACAGGACTATTTGCCATGGTTCCATCACTCTCTCCCGAAGAATTTTTCTGCGATCATGTCTGCCCATAGTATAATTTCTGGGGAGTGCTCAGCTATAATTTCACACATAGTTTCTTCTACTTGATCTGGAGTCAAGTCACTCGTGCTCGTTAAGGTCATAGAATATAAAACATGTCCAAGCTCATGACGGATGTCCTTAATACACCAGTCTGATTTTTTAAAATGGGCAGTATACTGGTTAGGCATAGTTACCGCCGCCCTAACTGCCCCGTCTTCATTGTGTAGTTTGTCAAATCTTCGGTCGGTAAGGAGATGAAAGCTCCAGTCACGACCTTTGATATTTAATGTAACAACCATGAATTATACCTTGAGTTCCTTTTTGCGTTCTTTGCTAAACAAATTCTCTGAGTCTCTATGTTCTTTTCCACAGACTGTACAAGTATGTTTCTGGAACTTAGATCGTTTTGTGACATGGAATCCGCTAGGTTTAAACTTATCGTTTCCACAGTTACAACGGAATTTATAGTCGTCGGACCAAGCTACAAAATTTAGGCTATTATCCCAAGCTGCAAAATGATCGAAGTATAGTTCTTCTAGGGAGAGCACATCCACTTGATTATATTCTTGCATTTCTTTCCAAGCTTCTGGATTATCTGACAAGCAGGCTTTCCAGAGTTCAAAGCCGGGAAACTTTTTATGGCTAAGCTTTTTATGTTTTTTACATAACAGTTCCGTCATGTGCGCTAGTTTGTTTGAATCAAAGCCAAACTTACTTTTAGCAATACGAAGAGTATCTATGTGTTGGTATGAGCTAGGAGGTTTAATTCCGTGGACAAGCATTCGGTAATTGAGTTTCTTTACATCAAATTTTTTACCGTTTTGTGTTAGGATTATATCCGCGTCGTCTAATAAATCCCTGATAACTCGAACGAGTTCTTTATCGTCCCGGACATCCTTAGAGTTACGGAGATCGCGGTACATAACCTTATCATCACCCCGCCACTTTGCCGACCAAGACAACACTGTAGTATGCTGTTTGACCATCTCTAGTCCGATGTTTTGGTCGAATAAGCCCCAAGCAAATACCTCCATTGGAGCTGTTTCTATATCTAGAATTAGAATCTTAGGGGCAGTCTTTTGACCTCTAGGCTTAGCATCATCTCTATTGTATCGATAAAACGCTTTACGGGCCATATTTGCACTTTGTAGCCCCATTGCTGTGGCAATCTCCGCCCAAGTCTTCCCGTCCATTTTTAGGGAGGTAAGGCGCTCGATATCCTCAGTCGTCCATTTCTTGATTCTGCTCATTCTTTAGCCTTTCTAAAATTTCGAGTTTCTTGTTTTTGTTCATTTTGATTTCATTATAGAAAACAAACATATCGTTAACTCGGTTCCTAATATTACTATAGTGATTATATTTACTCAGGCCTTGCATGGCCGTCTTAAGTATAGTTGTTACTTCTGTAAGTTCTGCGATGTCTTTATCTAAGGCCTTAATTTTACGTCGGCTGACCATACTCCGGACGTTACTCATTGGAGCCTTCTTCAGAAGCGACATCTTCCGGCTCCCATTCATAGTCTTCTGAAATCATTTCAAAACAGCATCCGTTTGGTTTGCGAGGAGGAAGCATTCCAGCTTTTTCTAAATCATGCAAAACCGTATCAAAATCGTGGCTATCTCCAACGACGTTTTTGTATACAGAATTTGATAATATATAAAGCATTTCGCTACGCGTCATTCTTCATCCCATTTATGTGTAAACATAAAGCTATCTTCAGTTTTGACATATCTACCTTGATGTAGGACAAATGTCTCACAAGGTTCTTTTATAGCCGGTGGCTGCATTCCAAGTTCTTCGAGTTTGCCAATGAGATCAATTGCTATCTGTCTTGATGTTTCTTCAGTATTTCGCGCGTCATCTATCATTTTTTCAAGTGCAATAAAAGCTTCACTTCTTTTCATTTAATCATCCTCAAATTGTACAAGCCCGCCGCGTTGATTTCCCTTCTCAGCAAAGGCTCTGGAATATTCCTCAATCTCTTTAATCATAGCCCGGATCGTTTCCGATGGTTTTTGATCGTATATTGCACTTCGGATAATCACTTCCCGTAAGTGGGCTGGACTAAACTCGTCGCACTTTTTTGATCCTACCAGAGTAAGAGCAGCTTCGTCAACTAAATTCTCTTTATCGTAGAACTTTAGGAGTTCTTGTCTAGCAGAGCCTTTGGGATATCCAACCCTAATTTTGTCATCAAACCGATTAGGACGATTCGTTAGATTTCCCATGAAGTTTTCTGGGTAATTTGTAGTTGAAAGGATGTAGGTAGGAATCTTGAAGGTTTGTTCTTGGTTGTCGAGTAGACTGAGTAACGCCGACTCAGATCGAATTTTGGCTTGGTCAATTTCAATTCCTCCGATATCTTCTGCAACTAGGATCATTTTATTTACGCCTTCATACTGAAGATGCTTGATAAAGTCTTTTACATCCCCGGCTTCAATCTTATCTGTATGCCAGAGTAGGGTAAACGTGTCTCCGTCTGCTTGATGTTTTCGACAGGTTTCGGCTATAATAGTTGTCTTGCCTGTTCCTGCTGGTCCGAACAAAAGGGCTCCACGCTTTGGGAATATACCATATTTCTCATATTTAGGGATAGCTTTGAAGAATCGTTCAATCTTATCTGTAACTTCTTTAGTGTTTACAAAATCTTTAAGAACATCGTCGGCGGTGAAAGACGTCTTTTCTAACGCAAGTCCTGACATAGTTTTGACAATGCTGAATATACCCGGGCGAGCAGTTTCTCCGACGATTTCTTCCTCGTCTTCGATATATTCAAACTGGCAAAATACACCATCATTTGTAAGGGCTGAGAAATCGGATTCCCCAAGATCGGCGTCAAGAGGCATTTCAGCGAGCTTAGTTTTAGATTTGAGACGAAGCTTACCCATGATTAACCTTTTGTATTATCTGGAACTAGAGTGAGTATAGAGTCGTGATCTGGGATCATCTCAGGAACTTTATTTCTACTTAATGTGTGCTCACAATCAATTAATAGGTAGCCGCCGTGCATAGTTCTAGTTAGAGTTTCACAGATATAAGTTTCGTTATTATTCTTATACATGTAATCGTATTTGGTTGTGTCGTAGTCCGGATCAATGTCTCCAAGATTTTGAGCTTGAACTGAAAAAGAAAGAAAAAAAATTAGCAGATACTTCATTACCACCCCAAGATTGTTTTAGCTAGATGTCCGAGTAGGATAATCATAAATGGAGCCCCTAGCGTTGCTATAAATCGCAGAAAGTCTACTTGTAACTTTCGTCGTTCATATGCTGTCATTTGTTGAAAGTCTTCTTTAATCTTCATGATCTTTTAGTTCAATTCTATTTAAATGTTTTAAAAGTCGCCTAAGTCGTTTATTACCTTTATTATTCTTTACGTATTTATTATAAGGCCCAGAATCCATTTCACAACAAAAACCTTTGCTTCCAAATATTTTCTTTTTACGATTTAAATATTTATCACTCATATTATTTTTTAGGTCGGATTAATATGGCTTTGATAATAAGAATAGCCCCGAGAATACCAAATCCCAAGCCTACTATATTAAACCTAGTCTCGATTAGAGCTATGTTTGCTAAACTTAGAAGACAGCCGCAGATCGTGTAATATAGTTTTTCTTGCATATAATCCTTATAGGGAGCCGGGAGACCGAAAGCCATACAGTGCACTTGCTGGGATTTCCGACTTACCCCCCGGCTAAGATTAACTTACAGGAGATGGGGAGTATTTGTCAAGAAGAATCTTATAGTTCTTTTTTAAACTATAGTTTGGGAATAGTTCTTTAGATGGGATTACAGTTGAAAAAATAGCACTGCTGTCGTATAGATTCTTTAGTAATCTCATTCTATTGTGGTCGTGATTGAAGTTTTCAGCTAATCCTATAGAGTCGTCTTCTTTGTAGTAAGTGTAAAATCTGTCACCTTCTCTATAGTCAGAACCCTCTAGTGCTGTCATCACTTTAGTTTCATTAGTTCGATCCGATTCCTGCATAGTACTAGATAATGTTTTTCTTGTACACCATGGTTTGATATCTTGCAAAGTCATAATTTCATTAACATATGTCTCATATAATTCTTTAAGCTTTTCTTTCTTTTTTTCTGTTAGTCCCATTTGGCATCCTCTTTATTTTTTTATCCCAGATATGATTGTATTTTATACCGTCAACTGTTGGGTCGTCAATATATTTGAATATATAAGTTTTACAATGATTTCTCTTTCCTGATAGACACCATGAAACTTTTCCATTTGGAAGACCTAGTTCATTATTAGCGTCAGTTATAATTTCATATGTTTTGACAAATTCTTTAGTTATAAAATTATAGACATTGAATGGTTTTCCTCCTTGAATTCTAGAATTTCTAAGTCGAGCTTCCTTGGTTCCATGAGTCTTTTTCATCAATTGTCTATGCTTTTTATTCTCATTCGGATCAGAAAGTCTTTTCTTTTGAATATCAGACATATTTTTTCTTAGTTCTGGGCGATCTTTAAATTGTTTTTTAGATATTCTAGATAAAACTGATTTTTGTTCTTCAGTCATTACTCTACCTAAATTACATTCTCCTCCTGATGTAATATTATAGCCCAATTTTTGAGTGTTATATTTTTTTATATAGTACTCTTCATATTTTTGAGCTAATTTTTTACTTAATTGAGTTTTGATTATTTCCCAGATTAATTTATCTTTATACTTATTTAAAGCATTATGGAATTTTCTGTTTGTTTTATGAGTTTTTGCCTCATAAAAATGATCTTGTTTTCTTTTTTCTAATCCTTGAGATGTAATTCCTATGTAAATTCCACCACTTGGAGAAGTAACCTTATATACTATAAAACTATTCAGTTTCGAGCAAGACATCAACAACCTCTTTCATGAATTTTTTAAGAGCTGGACACTTAACTCCACCCTTTAATGCACTACCTTTAGTTGTTAATTTTCCATTGTTTTTAAGTAGAACATAGTTCTTAGCTTTAAGGGCTATAATCGTTTTATAGACGCCATCGTCTTCCCACAGGACTTTGTCAGGGGATTGCTCATTAATCTCTCCTAGTAGAGTTTTGATCTCTTCTGGGCTGAATGGAGCCATGTCTGGTTTACAGAACGAAATAGAATCTGTATCTGACGGTGCGATTATGAAGTCGTGGTGATATTTTATTGCCAGCGGCGATTCCGGCAACGACAAGTAGACTCGGTCTTCTTCTTTTTCTCCAATAGCATCATAAAATTTAGTAGCCCAAGTCCTATACCCACTACCAGAAGCCCACCTAAGAGACATGTCAATAATAGCGCGAGACTCAATGGTAATTTTCCTGGCGATAGCGGCTGAGTTATAGTTAAGCCCGCTGGTATTAGCCACACCGTAGCTACTATTAATAAAGATTTTAGCCATAGCGTCCAGATTTTTCCAATAGTTGTCGCCGGTTGCGAGCATTTGTTTTTTGTACTCAAATCGTTGGAGGGTGAAGTGCTCGACGAGTTTGTAGTAATATGCGTTTGGGTCTTTACGTTCTTCATAAAGTTTGAACCTTAGAATTTGAGATGGGTAACAAGACTTAATATCAATCTTGAATACGTTATTATAGATTCCCGGGACTGCAAAGGAAATTCCCCCCTCAACCTTTTCTTCATCTAGATTGTCGGCTTTTGCGACGCTGTGTTTATCTTGTAAATAAGCACGGACAAGAAGAGAGTTAATCTGAGAGCCGGTGGCAGACTCAACAACAAGCTGGAATGGTTTAGGAATTGATTGGGTAAGATAAAAGGTAGGAGCAACCATAAGATCATACAAAGCCAGAGCATCGTCGCCATCTTCTTCCGCATATTGTTTAATCTTTTCCAGTTCAACTGGGTCTGTATAGTTTGTTCTGATTAGCGATGCATCGTAGAATGTCCGTCCGGCTTTCTCAAGTCCTTCCTGAGCAATAATCTTTTTCAGACCGTATGACTCGTATTTCTTCTCTACAGCATCATATTTATAGGATAGGAACATTGTATCGACTAGTTCTCGTCCGTAGATTTGACATTTAAAATAATGAAGGTCCCGGCTACCATCAACTCGATATTTAGATTCATATTTACTGAAGTAGATAGGTTTGTCACATCTTCCGAGAATAATAGGCTCATCGCTATATTTAGCGTGACAGTAGTTAAGATATGGTAAATCGTAAGCGTAACCATTATGAAAACACATAATGCTGGGGTCCATCATTCTTACCCAACTAGCCCAGTCGTCGATCATTTTCGCACAATTTGAATAATCACTATAGCAAAATAACTTTCTTGTTATTTTTCCTAATTTTCTAAAAGTATTAGAAATCAGAATAACCTTTGAATCTGCATTATGGTCCAATCCGGTTGTCTCGATATCGAAAGAAAGAATACTAGGTTCGTTGTGTTTCATTCCTTTAAATAAAGTATACCCGTCTTTAATTTGAAACGCTTCTACCTGATTACTAACTGTGTAAATTTCTTGAAATGGTAATGATTTTTTGGTTTCTGCCCAATCGGAATATTTAGAAAATTGCTTACCCCATTTAAAATGTTGTTCTCCTTCTAGTCTAATCCAACTTTTATCGAATTGTCTAGAACCAAGAATCCAAAATTTATTAGGAACTTTTTTGATATCTAAAGTGCCATCTTCTAGTTCCCTAAACAGGGTAGCGGTATCGTCTGATATTTCAATCGAAACGATTCTTTCTAAATCATTTTTCCCGTAAATCAATTTGGACATTAAATGATACCTTTCTCTTTCAGCAAATTATAAAGTTTGACTACCATTTCTGGGTCTATACTATTTTTCTTAGTGTTACATTTCTTACAACACGGGACTATATTATTATACTCATATCCAGCGCGGTTGTCAATGCGATCTATTCCACTAAACCAATGTTTTTCTTTCGTGATCGGGTGTGTTACAAATTGTGAGTTTTCTGTTGCACAATAAAAACATGGTTTGTTTATTACATCAATAAATTCATCTTTAGATAAATTAAAAGAATAGTTTCTATTTTTTGCTTCAATTCTATATCTAGCCATAGTTTGGACTAGTATATTTTCTCTGTGATTTTCAGGCTTTAATTTTGTTTGAGTAATTCTTTGTTTTCTAAAACACCCGCAACTGAAATTCCGTTTTCGGTTATTTAGAACGTCATTCCCCTTAATACAAATATTACCACAATCACATTGACATTCCCAATAAACTTTAGTTCTGGGAGACCCGTCCGGTTTTTTATACTCCAGCACTTTTACAATTTTATGGAGTTTAATTATCTTTAATTTAGATACTATTTCTCCACTTCTATCCTTAAAGTTTTTTGATCTAGGTTCTTGGGTAATGTCAATCTCGGTCATAACAACTCCTTATATACTATAGTTGTTAAATATTATGACCAACTACTGTTTCTTGTCCAATTTGTCCAGTTCATCCATAGCGTCTGAGAACCAAGTCTTGCGAACTGACACTTGTATCTTTCCCTTAAGTTTTTTCCTTAAGTTTGGTTTCGGACCTTTGATTAGGTTTGGTCCTTTAGTTTTCTTCATGTTTTCCTTTTATTAGGGAAGCCGGGAGGGACTTGAAACCCTCTCCACAGTCTAGACCATGTTCCTTGTCGGAATCGAACCAACTAGGCCTTGGGAGTATTAGCTCCGGGCGCTATCTACCATAGACCGGCTCAATAAATACTATACTGGTACGAGGGTGGGATTGTCAAGGCTTTTGTTTGCGCTTTTTGTGTTTCTGGGATTTGCTGAGTGGCTTTTTATTTAGTTGTAGGTTGTCTGGAATAAGGTCGATAAATGTTTGAGGATGTATTCTAAAGAACTCTTTAGCAAAACCTTCAGGTGATTTTTGAATAATTATTATAGCTTCTTCAAGTGTTGGTTTTTTCATATACTCTCCTTAAATAAAGCGAGCCGCCACCTCACAACTTCAAATCTATACTCCTACTACCCAGTCGAGCCGGGGTTCAGAGCGTTTAGGCATGTGACGCCATTGGAGTGTCGGCTTAATTTAAAGGACCACCAATCACTAAAAGGAATATTTTCGTCCCTACCTCCGCCACACCTTGTTCTAGAATTGATGTGGAATTTGTCCTTCATGGTAGTCAGAGACACCCATGGGGGCTATTAATGACATCTTATGTATAAATTATCAAAGTCCGTAATGTTGGCATTTAAGTAAAATAGACCTTCCCAATGCAAAACTTTGTACTTAGTTAGCCCATTATCCCAAACTTGATACCTAATTTTTGTTGGAGACTCTTTTAAACAAGCATAATCTTTTCTATTAAATTTACCACAACCAACTATTAATCCTAAAATTAATAAATATTTCATTTTTTAATACATATAAATTTAGATTGATAGTTATCTTCCATAAATTCTTTTGCTTTTATTTCACAATCTTTTAAGTTATTGAATGTAAGGTCCATATTAATATTTTTACCCATAAAAACAAGCGCTAAGATATAAATCATTATTCATACTCATCTGTAACCGATTTAAACTTACCTTTAACTTGTCTAAAATCCATATCTGCTAAATTAAATTCTTTATTCCAACAAGGACGATTCCTTGTTTTGCATTTAGGGCAGATAAAGTTTGACTCTCCTAGATTATAGTAGTCACCGCCAGTGCAACCGTATGGAGGAGTATACCAGTGAGTCTGGATTAAGTCAATATCTTTAACCTTAATTTTCTTACCACAACCTCGACCTTTTTGATAGCCGTGACAAATAATTGAATCTGAAGCTTTAATTTTATCAATAGCTTGCTTCTTAGATTTGAGTTCTTTAAGTTCTAACTCTTTAACTTTAATCTCTTTTACTAGGCTCATTATCTTTAACCTCTTTCTTCTCTTTTACCCACATTATATTTGTGCCGCGCTTAGATGTAGATATCTTGTATTTTTCTAATCCCATATCTTCTAGGATTTCATTTATAATTCTTTCCTCTTCTTCGGGACTTCGCTTACACATTACTCTACTCCCATGATATATTAATATTATATCTTGTTATATACATAGGACGAAGGAATGGTCCTACGTCTTCTTGATACGGTATCTTGTTTACTTTCTAGCCAGCGGACTCTAACACTGGCTTTAGCTTGTCATAGTGCTTTTCTATGTTTCTATCCCAACCAAATATACTACAACCAGTGTGACCTTTTTCTAGATATTTCGGGATAACGGCATCTTCTAGCCATTTAACTAGCTCGTTGAATTCATGTAGCTGCTTGAGGTCGGCTTTACGCCGGGCTTCTAGCTTGATTTCTTGTATTGTTTTCATTCCCACCCGTCAGATTTTTCTTTCGTTGCATTCTTAAGCTTCATAAGTTCTTTAAGCTCTGCTCTTTCATGGTCTTCGAGGGTATAAATCTCACCAGTTTTACCATGCCAACCCATTTCAAACCTAGCTTGAGCACCCAAATCGTTTTTCAGTACGTTGATTACCATATATTTGTCAAGTTCTGCCGTGTCTGGCGTATAAAATGGGCGACTAAGACTAACAATCCCCCTAAAACTCTGGTAAAGGAACGAACTTCCCTTGATTGCAGTATATGATTTGATCTCTGTGTCTGGTCCTCCACCAAGGGAGAACTTGTTTGGCTGAACTAACGTGACTGCAGCTACATCTAGATCGTTAATCATGTCCTGAATCTGTCCGGCTACCTTTTTTGAGCTTGCCGTGTCGTCTGAAACGTCAGAACTAATCCGCTCGAAGTAGTCAAACATGACCATCTTAATCTTTTGTCCAGTTCTAGCCTCTACATCTACTACATAGTTACGAATATCCTCGACGGTCGCGCTAGATCGATCATAGAACCACACATTCCCGTAATGTTTCTTCACTAGGTCTGTAAGTTCCTTGCCTTTACCAGCTTTAAATCGGGCGTATACGTCTTCTCGGCTAAGACCCGTCACATTGTACACAACTTTCTCAAAAAGCCTATTACGGTGCATATCCAATGAAGCAAATACCGTAGGAATTCCTTGTTCTGAGTTATATCTCAACATTTTTAGCGCCATTGCTGTTTTACCAGCTCCGGCTGCAGCTACAACTCCAATGTTTGATCCTACTGTAATAGGCATAGCTTTGTCAAGCTCGTCAATTCCAGTCTTTACAGTATTCTTCTCAATATTCATGATATAGTGGGTGAATCCCGCGCTAATACCATCAAGGGTTGCAGGACCCTCGTCTTCTTTTACATTGATCCCCATCTTCTTAGCATATTTTGCTAGCCAGTTATTAGGGTCGCGAGTCGTAAATTGACCGCCCTGCCATCCCGGTCCATAAACTTGCTTTGTGATTAGATCAATCTTATCATCTGGAAATATGTCGTCTCCAGTTCGATTTGCTTGAGTTAAAGCTACTGCATTGAGTAGAGCATCGCAATGTTCTTTAGGATATCCCTGATTTTTATAAGTCGCTGCTAGACATAGCATGGCATAGTGGCGTTCCCCTTCTCCAATTCTGAAGAATCCATTAATCAGAAGCCATCTAACCTCATCAATTCCTTTTGGGCGGGCTTTCATATCAATAGTAGATGTATCGAAGGTTAGGTCCTTCGCCATTTGCTCTACTGTTTTAACTTTTGGGACTTCAATATCTTTCATATTCTTAGGCAATGTCGCAACCTTTAGCATTCTATTCTGTCTAGGATTCTTGGCGAGCAGCTTGATCTCGTCTATTTTAAGCGACACTAGTTCTTCTGGTGTGAGCGGGATTTTGTAGAGTCCAGAGTTTTGATGCTTAGTATTAGCCAGCCGGACAATACGATTAGGATCATTGACGACAGTATCAAAAGTGCCGAGGTCACCCGCAATATCAGCAGTAATAGCTTTAAACTTATCTGGAGTAATGTAATCATTGATCTCTACCTCTACGCTGAAACCCTTTCCGCCAGTAAAATAGCATCCGATATTATCTTCATCTAGTCCGCGAGTAATAAGCCTATTTGCTACTTCAATAGCATCTTTCTGTGCAATGGCTAGATCAGCCTTGGAATCGAAGTCGAAGTATAGTGTGTTTGTTGTAGTATTTTTAATCCCAGCTAGAGTTCCAGTTTCTTCTAGTGTTTGTAGATGTTCGTCAGTATATTTATACAAACTTACATACCAATCTTGATCTCGGTTGGTAATAAACTTATTAATGTCTTCTTTGATATTTACCAGCATTGGCTTAGAATTAAGCCCTCGACGAACGTTGACGTACAATGTATCCCCCTGTTTCATATTACAAAATCCCTATTTTATAGTAACCTTTTAGTCCTTCATTTGTCAATCCTAAAATAGGACCTAGACAATAAGTATATTCAGCGTGGTCAACCCATATAGTTTTCTGAGTTTCATTAACATCATAAACAATAATGTCTACTCCACAAATGTTAACATTGAAAGTTCCAATAATTTCTATAATTTTATTAAGTTGCGGATTGTAATAAATGCCGGTTGATTTCATGTTTCTATATTCCTATTATAAAAAATGCCGGTCTATTCCCGGCTTGTCAACCTCGGTGATTACGTCTACGCTGGAGGTGGCGGCTTGTTTAACCAAAGCTTATCCCGTTAGGGAAAGGTTCCTAGAGGAGGGCTAGGATTCTTTATCTAGTTTAATAACCTCGAAGAATACAAAATCTGGATGTTTGTTGATTCGTTCCAGAGCTTTCTCGTAATTCTCTTCTGACATCTTTTCCTTGTTAGCTTCTAGAGACCTAAGTTTAAATGCTTTATTCTCTAGATTAAGGTAGGTGCCAGCCTTCAGTGTGATATCTTGATCAACTTTGAAAGAGAATTCTCTTACTCCGGGGTCAATTACTTTTCCAGTGGCATCCCTTTTTTCTGGGAATCGTTCTTTATCTGGAGTCTTTTTTGTGATCTTACCGATTTGTTGTCTATTCCATTTTCCAGCCATAATTTATTCCTTAATTAGTAGTTTGGTCATAACTGCAGACAATCCTGTAATCATTCCCAAAGCATATAGTTTACTGTCTGTATCTGTAAGGTAGCTTTTAAATACTACTGCTCCGGTAAATAGCATCCCTGTGATTATAATAAGTCCGGCAATAATTTTATTCTTCATACTATTCTCCTTAAAATGGGATTGTTCCTGCGTATGTAAAATTGGCGGCCCCGGCAACTGAAATACTATCTAAGGCTATCGAAGTACCTCTGAGTTCGTTCTCACTTGCATCTTTACGAAGAGTGATCATTAAACTACGACCAACGTCATATCTATTGTCAATATAGAATCCTGCATTTAACTTCTCTGTTAGAAGTTTGAGATTCTCTGTGCTTCCTTCTTTAATCATCACTACGAAATATTCTCTCATGTTATTCTCCTTGAGCTGATACTACAGTTTCAACATTATGGTTGTCAACTGGTTTGTGAATAGCTGCGATATCTTCATCACTAGCCCCACCTGCTTTTAGGTCTGCAATTACTTGGTTCGCCTCTTCCTCAGTTAGAGGAGAGTTCGCTGCGTCGTATAGTTCCTGAGCGTGGTTATTGTATGTATCTAGAATTAGAACAAACTTAGCCTGAATCAGAGTATTGCAAAGCTCCATCATCTCTCTTTCTTCTTTTGAAGTGGCGTTTGCTTTATCTGACTCTAGTGGATATAGAATCAAGAAATCTAGAATCCTACGCAATGCGCGGGTGCTAAGCTTTTTATTCTTACTCATAATTTTATAGAACGGTAGGTATGTTCTATAACAAGTTGCGGCTGTCTCTGCTGGGTCTTCTGCACGTTCCTGTGCGATCTTGACAAGCTGAGCCTCTACTTCTTTAGGATCAAACTTCAAGCTTTCTTCTGTTTGTGGTTCTGTAACTACGGTTTCTTCTGACATATTGCTCCCTTATTATTTACACTTTTTAATTGATGGATTAGTTAATTGCTCGGTTCCTTCGATTAGAACTATGGTTTCATACTCTACTGAAACGCCAGATGCGAATTGTAGATACGAAATTCCATTATGACAAACAGAGCTTGGTCTTCCTGTAAGACTCTGAACTTCTCGATTAATATAACCGCAGCTAGTTAATAGTAATAGCCCGAGGATTGAGTATTTCATATTATGACCATCCATCTTCTGAACCACTAGCTACTACTGTAGTTTCTACTGTTTTCTTAACTCCGAACCCACCTTTCTTAACTTGAAGGTCGCGGCTGTCTGTTGTTACAACTGTGGTGCCAGTAGTTCCGTCTGACAAAACCTGAGTTTTTTCTACTGTCCCATCTACTTTGGTATTAGTGTTTGTTTTTACAACAGTCTTTGTATTCCGACCCATCGCCGACTCAGCATCGTCATCCTCCGCACCGATATTTACCATAGACTGTAGACCATATCTACGGCTATAGCTAATAGCTGCTCCTAGCGCCTGTGGATCGTTTTGCTTGCCGACCACTACCTCATACAAGCCTGAGATATATTCCCCAGATTCGTGCAATAGGAGCGTTTCTACGTAAAGCTTACCGTCAAGAACTGATGTAGGCTGTAGAACTGATACACCCTGAGCATTGAGTGGTCCAATACAAGCTTCTCGTACTGAGTTCAGGTCTGCGAACTTAGATTTGAAGAATGGATTAGCTGAGCCTTTTACGGCATTACCCATCTCACTTTGAGCCTTAACGAGAGCTGTGGCAATTTTGCCAATTGTTTCTGATCTATTCATTTAATTCTCCTTAATAATTCTTCTAATGTCATTGTTTCCATTTCATTAACCTGTTCCTGCATTCTTAAAAACTTATTCTCAGCTTCAGTTATTTGTTCTTTGGTGCAGGAGCAAATTTGCATCCAGTGCGCACCACAACTCAAGCATTCTAAATCCCAAGAATTCACTACTTGATTCCCAACTTATGTCTTACTGCGTATACTACATCGAATGCATCATCTAAAGCATTATGGCTTACCGGAGGTCTGTTTGTCAACTCATTAATTTTGGAGAGCGACACATTATCTTTGAAAACGTCGTAATATAAACTACCTACGTCCAGAGTTTTGTAGTGAATGATTTTATCGAACGCAGCCTGTTCATTATTTGGCAGGAATCTACGAATTTTTGGGATATCGAAACTAGCTACGTTTTTTCCAGCGAAAACTAATTTAGTCGGGCGGCCTTTTTCGTCTTCGTGTCCAATTTTTTCATGAACCTTATTTAGAAAACTAATAAAAGAAACCGCAGCAAATCTTGGGTTCAAACCGTAGTCTTTATTCATAAGCTTTTCTAGAAGCTTAGCGTTCATGCCCATTGCATAGGGTTCACAATGAGTCATTACATCATACTTAACTGCAACATCGAATGTTAGAAGCTCGGAGATAGGGGATTTGAGGTCGTCATATACTGCTGAAATCTGTAGGATATGAGATTCGTCAGCAATTCCGGTAGTCTCGATATCTACGCTTATATATCCGTTCATTATAGAATCCCCTGTTTAACTACGTTAATCTTAAACTTTTCATTAGCCTCGGCTTTACCTTCCGCAGTATCTAGAACTACTACTTCCCCGGCTTCCAGACCTTTAGAGTCTACGGAAACCTTTAGGATGCTATATCCTGTGGCTGTCTTAGCAATGCCAATAGTTACTGTATCAAATATTTGAGGCTCGCTTTTAAGCTCAGCCTCGAAAGCATCTGAGGTTGTCGCTGGGGTAATCTTCTTAGCCATTATTTCTCCAAGTTTGTTAATTCTGATAATTCTTTACATTTATATAAATCAAGTCTATTCATTTTTACTAAAGTTCCACATGACAATTCTAGGGTATATGAATCTGATAGTGGATTACTAGAAATAGAATCTATTTTACTTGTCCAGCCAATGCCTGTTTGATTGTCAGCGTAGAAAAATGATTTACCAATGAAACTATTAACAGTTGTTGCTTTAAGTTTTTTAAACATCTTCTTTTTTCTCCTTCTTAATCAACCCGACCATCGATCCTGTCCTACAATAGTCGTAGTATGGACATCTACGACCATACATATTATCACAACTAGTCCAACATGGTTCAAATTTCCCAGCGTGGATTGCTGCAACTGATATATTAAATTTCTCAATCGTAGACTGGATGAATTCCTCTGGAATCTCATCGTGGATGTACTGTAACACAGCCTCTGGATAGATGTCAATAGAAAACTCACCACCACATCTACTTTTTCCTTTGCCACCCTCAGCACAAGTTTGTTCTCTCCCGGTCGTTACATGTCCACACTTCAAACAAGTCTTAGTACGATTCTTCTTGATCTGTTTGCTCAGCACTAGGAATGCCGCTCGTTCCATATCTGGGAACTTGGTTTGTTTTAGATAGAAATAATAGAGCGCGAGCTGCTCAGATTCTTTAACCGAGCCTCGTTGATAATATATGATCGAGGTTTTCAAGTCTACTAGAATAGGTTTATCGTATCCGTATATTTTAATTACAAAGTCTGCAAGTCCCGTGACCTTATTCCCATCCCCATCTTCTAGTTCGATCTTTCCTTGAGTATCTAAAACTTCCTCTACGTTTTCATCCACCCAATCCATCAGGGCAGATATCATGAGTCTACCCTTAGTTTGAAGGGAGAGCCAGTTTAGCTTAGCCCAAGCTACTTTTTCTACATCGTTCTTTATGACTTCTTGATCTTTGTAGACCGAGATAAAATCGGATAGGTTCTTAAATGATGTAGTTTCGATAATAGGTTCGTAATGGAATTGTTGGACAAGCTCAATATCAAAATCATGCTTAGCAAACTCAATCGTTGGATCATCGCTATATTTTCCCCATTCTTCTTCAAATGCTAGTTTACAAGCTTCTCTGTCTTTAGTTTTTAGATATATCTCTGCGGCCTTATCAATCGACCCACCAAATCTAAGAGTCGAGTTATTATCCGGCGGTCTAATCTTTTCTATATAATGGAGCTGATATAACTTTGGACATAAGTCATACTTGCCACGAGCCGAATGTGAAAGAACTATTGGATTACTCATTCCAGTTCTCCCAATGTCTAGCCTTTTCTTTATATATCTTTACGCTTCTCTCTTTGTGGAACAACATATTGTTACATTTATAGTAATACGATATATTGCATTTCATATACAAGTTAGTACTATATCGAATCTTGTCGATTGTAATATAGAATGAGTTAGGTGTTGCGTGGTATTTCATTCAAAGAATTTTTCAAGCTCGGGCTTCGGGAGCACTCCGGATCGCTGTAATTTCACAGAACCAGATTCAATTCTAAATACCGTAGGTATTCCCCTCACTCCAAATCTCTGGAGAATCTCTGGATTCTCGTCAGCATCTACAACAAAGGTCTTAACCTCTGGATGCTCTGCCGCGACTTCATCGAAGATTGGAGCGAAAGACTTGCATGGTCCGCACCATGTTGCGGTAAATCGAATAACAGCTTTATCTGCGGCGGTGATTTCTTCAAATGTCACAGTATATCCTTTTAATGGTAATAACATTATAAATATAAGAAGTAGATTTTTACTCATCAATTTCAAGTTCCCTTACTTTCCACGAATGTGATCCCCACTTTCCTCCGCCATCTCCGTAGAATTCAAAATAATTAGGATAATCAGGTCTTTTATAACCTGCCTTCTCTAAACGGTTACAGCTCGCTAAATGGTTTTCTTCTTCTATAATTAAGAATTCAGTTGCTTTGTCTTCTGCATTCTTTTTATTATAATGCAATGAAATTAATTGCTCGCTATACTCCCCAGCTCCCGGGTCATAAACTTCAAATACTCCGTATAATTTCACTTACATCCCTTAGCTCTATTGCATTTATTACAACAAACTTGTAGATTATACAATCCATTCTTCCCCCCCTTCCCTAGGGGTTGGATATGATCCACAGTTAGAAGTGTTCCAGAGGCTTCTTTATTTCTATCTGAGCGATTTCCTTCGCCGGGGAGGAGTGGGGACTTCTTACAAATCTCACAGGTAAAGTTGCCATACTTTTGAAAATTAAGCGCGGCTATTGTTTTCTTATTCTTCTGAAATTGGGCACCGTATACTGCCATGTTTTGGCTTCCTCTTATAGTCTTTTTTAGACTTCATTATTGTGTTAGGCTTCTTATGGACAGGTTTCCTTGTCTTTACCTTTCCTAGTTTGATCTTAAATGATTTAGTCATGGGTTGTCAAGCCTAATTTAGTTTTAGCTATCCAAGATTCAACTTCTGATATTGATACAGGACGATACTTATTTGCCGGAGCACCCACATCTAACTGTCGACCGTCTACTCGAAGCTTATCATTAGCTGGACCTGAATGGATGTGTCCATGTAAATGGAACTGTCCTTCGTCAGTACATGAGTATGGTCCGTGCTTGTGTTCTCCGTGCCAGTTCTCATACTTAGGAATACCTTCCGCTTTATCTCGGTCTGAATAGGCACTTCGCATATGTTCAGTATTCTCTCGGAATACACCACGCAGAGGACAGTGAGTCATAGTTACACGTTCACCTGCGATATAGATAGTTGCACCGTGAAGTACAACATCAAACCCGATTTCATACATAGCATTGAACTTCTTATCGTGATTCCCTAATACTAGAACCTTGGTCCCATTAAGCTCGGCTAAAACTTTCTTTAGCGTCTCGCTACTACTTAGACCTATATCTCCAAGGAAATAACATAGCCCGTCTTCTGGGACTTGAGCGTTGTAGTTATTCACAAGAACTCTGTGCATATGATCTAGGTCCTTGAAAGGACGATCATCAAACTTGATAGAGTTGAAATGCCCAATGTGCCAGTCAGATGTAAAGTGAATAGATTTTCTATGTTTGTGACTCATAATTACTCAAGACCATTTTCGTATACGGCCCAATCTTTGTTTCTGTAACTTCTATATCTAACATTGATATATTATGATTTCTGTATATTTCTTTGTAGTAAACTTCCTTAATCCCAGCTTGAAACATAGTTCGGATACAAGCTTGGCATGGAGAAAGTGTGCAAAGCATTATTTTCCCATTTGTCTTATGTCCGTATTTTGCCGCAGTTATTACTACGTTTTGTTCAGCATGGATTATATACTCGTATTTATCTGGACGAACACTTGGTAGTCCAGAGGCTCCAAGTACAAACGTGTTAGCCTTTCTAATATACTGAAAGTCGGTAGGAGGATATAGCGCAGCGGCCACCATAGTCTCAGAATCCGAAGAATATTGTTTATGTTCCTCTAGTTTAGTAAATAGAACATCTAACTCATCTAAGGTCACTTCTTCTCCAATATACACTTTTCTAGTGCGTCTAGAGTATGAATCTTGGTTCGATTTACTGCAACGCAATGGACATAATATTGATGGCACTCTAGCTGAAGTATCCTAGTTGTGGACATAAAGGCATCCCCATTATTCAATTGACAGAGTAACGCAATAGCATGAATTAGTTCCATAATTTCCTCACGAACGAAGTATATATCTGAGTCGGCGGGCTTGTCAAGTCTTTTTCTTCCATGCCCTTGTATAGTTTATGACAGGCTAGGAAACCTACGGAGAATCCTAGGAATCCACATACTAGACAGGTAGAGGTTGACCATTTTCCGTTACGATCGTTCATTAGTAATCGAAGTTTGGAATGCACATTGGTATTCCGTCATCATAACCGTAATCTCCATAATCTGCTCCCCACTCAGCTTCCATATTTGCAATATCTTCATATGACCATAGGTAATTTCTTCTTCTATTATTACGAGCTTTAATTTTACAAGCTTCGTAATGTTCCCCAATGAAATAAAACAAGTCTCCATGTAGATCGCATTTTTCAGCCAACCATACCACATAATCTGGATAGTCTTCAGCTAATTCTTCTAGCTCTAATCCTTTATGTTTTCCAAATGGCATCTTCATACATTGTGCTTCTTTAGTATTACTTCATATACTGGTTTTTTCTTAAATAACATTGCCTGTTTCATACTATATGAACCGGGGCTAGTTTCTTTATCTCCTGTCCATATCAGGAGTAGAGCGTCACCTTCTTCTGCCATCTGCTTATTTCGGATATGCCCAGCAGCCTTACCGAATTTATCCCAATCGGCAGGGAACTTCTTTAATGCCCAACCGAACTCCTCAGCATATTCAATTGCAACAGTGTCGATTCCTTTAGCAGTTCCTGAAATAATCTCCAACTCTGAGAACTTATAACAAATATGTTCGACTATTGAATGAATAAAGTCATTTGACATTGTTATAGTTCTAGACCCAGCTATAATTAATTTCATTGATTACTCTTGAGTAACTCTATATGTTCTTGAATATGATTTAAAACTGCATCTACTTGATATTGAGTTAACTCTGGTTTTTCTTTTAATTTAAAGAAATATAGAATACGTTCTACTATAGTCGGGGGTTTAAGCCCAAACATGTTCCGATCTTTTAGAAGCTCGCTATGTGCTTTTATGTGTTCTGTGTGATTATCTAGACATGAACAAGGAATAGATAGAAATCCATCTATGAGAGCTGAGTTCTCGGCTTTAATTAGTTTAGTTTCTGTATTCATTTAATACTCTCTCTAATATTGGGTGGTCTTCTGGGAAATAATTCCTACAGTTCTGTTTGAAGTTTACTTTCTTCTCGTATAGTTTGTAAAGAGCTTTCTCGATGAAGTTAAGTTTCAGTTGTTCCAACTTCAGGAATTTGAATCCAAGCATAACATTTCTCGGATCATTTTTCTTGATAGAAACAATTGTAGCGATGATAAAATACAGAGTCCTAAAAGCGCCCGGTGGCCTATCAGCACATCTATAATAGAAGTATTGCTGCTCAGGTCTATGCCAGAAAGCGAATGGATATAATACTGGATATTTAACACTAGCTTTTCTAGGGTTAGGTTCAGGGTCATTAGCCAACTCCTCATATGCAGCCATAACATCGTCTATAACAAGCTTTCTCCATGGGGTAGGTACGTATGCCTTACCGTCCACGATCACGTCACAAATCTGCCAATAATTGCTCTCTCCGAAGAATGTAATGTCTTGAGCAGCCATTATATCTAGCCCAGCAAGTCCTACATACTCGTCATGTGAAATCGGTGGGGTAGTCGGGGGCTTGATTCCCGGGTGCCTAGAGATAGGCTTTAGGTCTAGATTTACTAGGTCTGCTGTTACTTCTTCCGAGAACTGAACTGGGAGTCCAACCATCCTAGCGTAGAAGCTATAGATGTAGGCATTGTTTGTTGGGAAGGGGTTAGATTCGGAGACAGGTTTAACATGCCAACGTCCTAGTTTATCAATGTATCTATTCATAATGTTCCTAATATTCTACCATCTTTAGAAATACAGAGACTTGGTCTTCCTGATTTATAGGACCCGTTTTGCTTTGTACAACTATTTCTAAAATTAGTTTCTGAATATATCATATATGGTATTCCCAAAATTACTATTAGAATGCAACTAATTATAAGCAATTGAAATAATCTAAACGCTATTTCATTAATCATCTAACATCCTGATAAGTCTCGCACAATAAGGGTCACCCGACTTCTTAATCTCGAATAGGTTCCCGACTTCATCCTCGAAGAATACTACGGTATACTCAGTTCCAATCTTAACAATGTTAACCGCTGTTAGCATGACTTGTTTGAGCCTAGACTCAGCGAGTTGTCGGCCGATCTTTCTGCAATAGTTATCATCGGTAGAGCATCGGGCAATCCCAACCTTACGAACAATGGTATCACCTTGTTGGAGCTGATCTAGAAGCCAAGAGGGAATTGATTCCATTGCTACGGTTGATCCTCCGCGTGGTGAGATAACAATATCCCCATACTGAAGTTCTGAATCATAAGTACTTGTTTTTTTAACAACCATCTCTAGTTCTCGATTATGACAATATGCTAGTTTCATTTTACCCCGCATTAAAACTTGAAAGAATTATCCCGGCTACAGTACCAGAATTAGCAATTCCAATATGTTGAACTTTAACTTGTTCTGGGTGGTATGCCCACGTTGAGTATGTATCAGGTTTAAATCCACCATAATTAGGATTAATTAGTCTAGCTTCATCTTCAGAAGGAGCTGCTACAACACAAGAATCATATGTATCATAATTATTATTTACATTTTGAGTTAAAAGATATAAATTCATTTAGTACTTTCCTTAATTCTTGCTCGGTTGATTTCAATCGCAGTCTCAGTAGGAGTATAGTCGTTGTAGTAGAGTTTGTCAACCACAAAGATAGTGGAGTCTGTAAATCTTGGGTTATATCCACGACTTAGCATTTCATCCACAAGATTCTCAAAACGTATTTGTAGAAACAAAAACTTATTGAAGAAGAACTTAACATGTCCAGTGCCTAGTTTGTACTCTGTTGGAATCTCATCGAAGCTAGGTGGTTTTGATTTACGGTTGAGCCAAGCCTTAAGATTACCGGGCAAGCGCATGATTTCACGATACTCAGCAATCAGATGCTCTCGGCTAAGTTCCTCAACTCTAACGACGTTTATTCTTGTCATATATCCTTTCACTGAACCGGGAGGGATTACAGTAATTACTTGCTCCTACTCCCGACTTACTCAGCTTTCAATTAGTTCTCTGAACCATCTTAGCGCTTAGGGAATCGAACCCCCGAGTCCCACTTTACTTTTTTGTACTCTGTATATAGTTATATATGAAGTCCACAGTGTTTGTCAAGTTTCTTCGTATTTATTGCTTTTCTTTATATTATCTATGTGCCACATTGGTTGAAGATTTGTATAGTGGCAAACTTTTAGAAATTCTTCTCGGTTGGTTAGGTCTACTTTACTTAAGGGAATTATATGATCTATAGACCATTGTCCCTCTTTGTTTCCGTAGTTTTTCCAAGACATCCCCGGTTCAAATAAAGTTTCTAGATATAGTTTTAGTTCTTCTCCTGTGCAGCCCAAGTCCTTAACCGCCGATCCAACTTTTCTTTTATTTTTTAAAATCCCACCAAGTCTTGTTCTTAGATTTCTTCTTAATTTAAAAACAGGATCGGTTTTATGTTTTTCTTTAACATAAATTCGTTTCTTTTTCTTAATAGACTCTTTATTTTTCTTTTCATAAAGACGTTGAGTTTCTCTTCTTTTTTCCTTATTTAATTTTTGATAATTATCAAGATGTTTTTTGTTTGATCTTCTCCATTCTTTCTTATATGAACAAAGGTATTCTTTATTTTTAACTCTATATACTTTTGAATATTCCGCCACTTCTTCTTTCTTCAAATGGTACCGTCGGTTTGCTGCTTCTCTATGACACACTAAACAACGAATACCATCTTCTCTTTCGTGACCATTTTTACAAATCTTCATACTATAAGTTGTTAATTTTTAAAGGTTTGGATGTATTGATATATCCAATCTACTTTTCTTTCTAGGTCAGAAAACTTCGGCATAATTTTCGTATTTCTTTTTGCCCGATACCCGAGTGGATAAACTCCCTTCGGCACTTTCGTTCTAAAAACGTCTCTCGGCGTGCTAAATAAGTCTGGACCAATTGATCCTTGTTTACGTGGGTCGAGAGAGTGGCACCTAACACAAGTCCCAATATATATACGCCTACCTTCTTCATTTATCGACTGATCTGTTGGGATTTTTTGTGCATATACCGAGGCGCTCGCAATTAACATTAGCATGATTAATTTCATCTTCTTCCCTTATAACACGGATAGTGGATACGTTGTCAAGCGGAATCTCAGATAGGTCCCGACATTCTTTGAAGTCTACGGTTCCATCTAAGTATGTGATCTTAACAGTTAGAATCATTATTTATTCCTATCAAACATACCTAGGAACTCTTCATCTCGTTCGTCTTTAATCCTGTCTGCTTCTTCCACTGTGGTTTTATAACTTGCATCCCTGATCTCATAGAAACTATTTACAGTTTCAAGTTTATAGCCGCCGAGGATTTTTGTACAAGATACAACTGGACTAGTCTTATACCATCGTCCTGCTCCGTTGGCTATAATAATCCAGATAAATGAATCTTTGGCTGCTACATATACATTTCCTCGCTCACAGAATATATCAGTATATGGGAACGGGGCTTCAACCTTAGCTCCAGTCTTGTATAGTTTGTATGTGTCCTTAGTTTTAATCTTATTCAGCCCGAGCTTTTTAGCTAGGACTCTTGCGTTCTTTGTATCTTCAACGCCGGGGTAAACTTTCATTATATCTCCAAGGTAATTGGTTTGTGTGCAATCCTATAACTATCATCTAAAATACTAGCGTTAACATGTGTAGTATTTCCTATCTGAAGAGTACCATATGAAGGATGGATGTGGCCGCAAACATGTAGCTTAAGGTTCGGGAGTATATTTATTTTCTTCAACAATGCTACATCCCCAACCATGTCTCCGTTTTGTAATGTATCTAGAATACCATATGCAGGACAATGTGTTATTAGTATGTTAGTGTCGTCGGGCACTGTCTTCCAATGCTCATCTAGGAACTTCAAGCTTCTATTAAAAGCCCAGCCACAGAAAGCTGGTTGGTCCGGGCTACCCCAAATCTTCAAGCCTTCTATCTCTACTCCAGAGTTATTTAGATATGTGATGTTGTAGTGAGAGCATAACTCTAGGATGTAGCTGCGAGTCTCAGATAGAACCCTAGTTTCTCGCATACGTCTTCCACACCAAGCTTCATATGCAGCTTGATCGTATTCCATTCCCCAGTCGTGGTTGCCTGCTATCCATACTTTATGAGTATAAGGAGCTTGGGCTAGGGTCTCTACGAACTTCTTAAGTTCTTTCTTGTTACCCACCATCGTAGCATCGCCAGCATGGAGAAGTAGGTCTCCGCCGGGTAGGGGAATGTCGTGGAGCTGATTGTGGGTGTCGCTAATACAAGTTATTCTAAGTGATTTCACAAACCCCTCCAGCCATCCTCTGGTAATTCTTTTACCCAAACTGGGAATACCGGAACTGTTGATGTACCATAAATATAATAATACCAAACCCCCGTATTAATATTAAATACTTGCTTACCATCTGCAATTAATTTAAAAGCTTCTTTTTTTGTAATCTCTTTCATTTGTTATTCTCCGCTACTTTTTTACACATCTCAATAAAATATTCTTGGCTATAGGTTCTTTTCATAAAGTTAATATGTTTGTGAACCCATTGAATGTTTCCTTCTTCGTAACCTTTACTAGAATCAATACGGTCTATAGATGCTGTATTAATTTTATGATCTCCGGCTATAGTAATTTCTATTCCACTTAAAGCACATTTTTTATCTTGCTTTAAAAATAATTCCCAAGCATATTCTTTAGTAATAATTACTGGAACTTTAGGTCTAGCCACCTGACTTCTTTCTCTAAGAATATGGTTAGCCCACCATCCACCAGAGATTCCTTCAAATCCATTCCATTGTTTATGTTGATTTCCTCTTTTAAACCTTTGGCAACCACAGGATTTAATAGGTTGAGACTTCCTAGTTAAATGATCTGAACTAGCAACAATTTCTTTTCCGCAAACACATTGACAAACCCAAGTGGATGATCCTTGTCTACTTGAGTCTGCTCTTTTAATTACTGTCAGGCTATTAAATTTTTGTCCAGTTAAATCTTTAAGTTTCATAATACTCCTAGGTATTTCACATACTACTATACCTAGTTGTTAATATCTGTGAATTAGCTAACTATGTGATTTCACAGGTGCCTCCATGGCACGCTAAAACCTCTGCTCTGTTAGTATTATCTTCCATCTCTAGTACCTTACCTAGGTCAATCTCTTGAACCATAGCATCATACTTCTCAAACGTAGCCTGATCACATCCCTCGAACGGAGCCTGTGAGTAAACTGAATCGTCGGCAGGTAATAAGCTTACCGCGGCATACTCGGTTCTATCATCCCATAGCTTCTGTCTAAGCTCCTCAACTTCATGGGGCTTGTAGTTAATCGTACAGCTTACGTTGTGTGTGTTCACTCCCGACCTATGCCCCGGTACAATCCAGTTATTGTAGTACAGCTTCACTCTATCGAATAGTTCAATAGCTGACTCGTTGTTTCTAAGCACAGCTCCTTCAGGCGACTCTTGTGGGATAGTAACTACTACTCCGGTTTGGGAGAATAGGTCAGCTTCTACAAGCTCAGGACACACTCGCATTAGGTACTTGGCTAGTTCATCGTCGCGGTTCATCCTTACTCTTCGTAGGTAGAACTGGTCGTGTCTTGCATGAATCCCACTAGACGATCCAAGCACACAAGACGCAGTCCCTTCAGGCTTAATTGCTGTCGTGCGAGCTGCAGGATTAATCCCGAGTTTTCTTGCGTACTTTTCATTGATCTGGAGAACTTGGTTTGCAGCGTTTGCAAGACTCGATCCTGTGAGAGAAGCTGAGTCAGCAATTCCTGTAAAGCTGCAGCCGATAAGCGCTTCTTCTTCAGTAACTTTTTTCCATCTCTCACTAAGGTACGGGAAGTCAGTATAGCTTGCTTGGAGAGTTCCAAGGAACGCCGCTGCGTAGATTCGGTTTTCAAAGTCTTTGTCATTCTTAATCCCTGTTAGATTTGTGGTTGTGAGGTTACAGAACTGATTACTCTGCAATGCGATCTCAGCACATGGGTTTGTCCCCCAGTCTAGGTCATTAGTCCAGAAGAATCCGGGTTCGCCTGCATTTGAGGCAATACACATGTCATATACATAGAAAAACTCATCTTTTCCTACCTCACCCCTAGGGAGCACGGCAGAATTGTTAGCACGGGCTCGATGTGGATATCTTTCCCACCAGTTTCCATGTTTGGAAGTTAACATTGCTTTAGAATCTCGGTCGAAGAGACTAATGAGGGCTGCTCTACGAATACCACCAGCTAGAACACAGTCTGCAACTAGACAAATAATGTCGTGACACTCCAAGTCTGTGAGCTTACGTCCTATTGCTACTTTGAGCATTGCCTCGACTTTTTGAAGCATTAGACGCAGAGGCTCAGGACCCGGAGCTTTAGCACCAGTAGTTACAAGGTATGACCCTTTTGGGCGAACAAGACTAAAGTCGAACTGTGGACGGATACCCCCGTAGAAGTATGCTTCCATTAATCTATTTAAGGCTTCTGCCCATCCTTCGATCGAATCGTGGACAACGTATTTTCCTTCTTCTTTTGGACTACGGAGAGCAGGAAGTTGAGATATGTGCCTATATTGTACAGAAAATCCAAAGCCAGTACCGCTAAGCAGCAAGTAAAGAGCTTCAGCAAATACACGCACATATGAAATATGCGAAAAGGCGCAGTTAAATAGGCGAACATTGTTCCTCGTGATTGCTTCTCCTCCAAATTGGAGGGAACGCATAGATGGCATGACCTTCAAGTCATGGACTTGCTTGTATGCCTTGATAATATCTCGACTAAGCTTAGGAAACTTGTCAAGATGCATAATCATGTTACGATTAATCGTCTCTGTCAACGTCTCTCGTCGATTAAGTGGTGCTAAATACTTAGCATATGTACGATAAGCTACAATTTCACTCAACAGACGATTCGACTTGTTCATTATTCCCCTAGGTTAGACAATATTCTTTGATTGTGTAGGCAAAAAGAAGAGTTGCTCCGGCATATTTTAAGACAGTCCCTATCATATAGGAAATACATGAAACATGGAAGCTAATCATCTTGTTTAGGTCTTCATCCAGCGGAGCTTTCATTATAGCTCGCCGAACTCCAACCGTACCTAAGAATCTTAGCACAAAACCTAGGACAATTGCAAGGAGAAAGTTGTATGTCATTCATTTTCCAAGAGTTTTTATTTATGTAGACTCAATACCAATTAAGGCCAACACCGTAGAAATAATACCTAAACCTCCAGTCAATAATCCTGATAATGTTGGACCCAGTATTAACATTGTTACTCCAAGAGTAATCCCTGCAAGGAAAAATTTGAAGTGGTGTTGTTTTAAAAGTTCCATTATTTCTTCTCTGTTAATACAAGGGTCTCACCCTTCATATGTTGTGTTTGACGTTCCAATGCTAGCTCTGAGTCAGTAGGTCCTAGCCTCATGACTGGGTCAAGAACTAGAGTTCCCTCTTCCTCGGTATTCTTTTTCCCTCGTTTAGATGTGGTCGGTGTTGCCAATACTACAGCCTTAGGAGGAGATGCTGAACGATTAGCTTTCATCGTAGCTTCTTGTTTGAACATAGCAGCGTAGTAGTCGATGGATGACATGGCTTCCATAAGTTCAGCACCATTAACTACAATCCGTTGTTGTCCAAGGCTTAGTAGGAAGTAACCGGGTTCACCGTCGATCGCATTGATCTTGGTAAATTCCCCTTCCTCAAGGGTTGATACGTGGGCAATAAGTTCTTTTTTAATCATTGTTTAACTCCAATACAAATAATCTTAGGTAGATACGGCTCATAAAAACTATCTAAAGATGTCTTAGTAAATTCACAAGATGCCTTAGACATAAACTGCATCGGTGGAAATGCTACTCCGCTATAGCCAGAAGAAAGATATACGTATAAAATATAGATCATTTTTTCTTAGCCTTTGTTTTAGCGTGCTTAGTAATAAACTCTGATAGTTTCTTAGCGTTAGCTTTAGTGATAGGGTTACCGCCGATGATAAAATTCCCACCCTTGAACTGAATAGGTTCTACTAGACCGTCGATTCGGATTAAGTTATTCCGTTTAATCCCAACCTCGTAGTCGGTTTTAGTGATGAACTTAATTGAGTTCTCGGTGAAGCAATCACTTGTATCTTCCTCTTCGTCATCATCGTCCCAGGAATACCTTCGTTTAGGTTGGATAGCTTGATTGGCTAGAGTTATATAAACCTCTTGGTCATCCAAATCATGTCGGACAACTATACCAACCATACCTTTATTATATCCCTTAGTAACTTCTATATGATCTCCACGATCATAGACAACACGTTCTACTTTCTTCATATCATGTCCTCCTATAGGTTGTCAAGTTTATTATGTGAATGGATTGATGCTTCTAAGGAAGCTAGGTCTACTCTGTTCTTCATCAAGTCTGCGACGCTCGGCTTCTCGTTGAGCTTCCCTACGTTGTTGTTCATTAATAGCTAATGTTTCTCTAACTCTAATTCCCTCTTGGCGATCTAATTCACGCAGAGCTTCTCCGGTTATACCAGTTGGAGTTGATGGTTGTCTACTCCACGATTGGGTGATAGTTGAATTGCTAGGTTCGATGCTTATGTTGGTTAATGTTTGATAGTTCATAGGGTTAATAATCCAGTCCCCACTAAATACAGCTCTCATTTGTTGAGGGTATAGCCTTTCCCATCTATGCGCAGGACTCTCCCTTGTATGTATTGAGATATCGCCTGTTGCTTCTCCAAGACCTTGTAAAGTGTGGTATATTTTTTTATCTTGGATGGCTTGTAATTCTTTTCCATTCTCATATACCAAGTTCAACCTAAACTTCATAGAGTAACTCCATTGATACTTTCAAGCTCCATATCTCTCTCATCTAGTCTATACTCATCTCGATCTAGAGTATAGAGGATATCGCTATACATCTTATGGTTCATCGTCTCAGTTCCTACCGTCAGGGTTCGGCAGTTATTAGCTGTCGGGCTACCAATACTAACTAGTAATGCTGGGCACTTATCCCTGATCGGACACTCTGGGAACAAGTCATTGAATGTGGCAACTGTTTGATTTTCCAGTCCGTCGAAGAAATTAATACGAGAGCCTACTGTGTTACCTAGTGTGTTCATTTGTCCTCTCTAGTCACATACAATTTTATTAATTCTAAAGCTATTGAATGATCCTATATAAGATTCAAGTTCCCTTGAAGCTCTGTCATGCATCCCTTTATAACTAAATTTACAAGTGTATGTTTTGTTATATGACCATGTTTTGTCATCGTTTTGAATATCATAATATACTATATATGTATACATATTAGCCCCAGCCACCGATGTCATACTCAGGAGGGTTATCCTCGTGTTCGCAGTATGTGTATTTACAATCTTCTTTCTTACGCTTACAATGTATGCAATTGTATACGGTTGTAAATACTAGAAGTACGGGTGAAAATTCATGCTTTCTTTTACTGCTTGCTTTGTATTCTCCATCCCAACTACTAGGTAGTCCGTAATCCATATCATAGTCCCAATCGCTGTTACTAGACATGTGAGGATTAATATTGCACGCTTGTCCATAATCTGTAGTCTCCAATTCTTTTAATTGTTCGATAAGTTTATCTAGCCAATCTAAATTATCCATATACTAGAACCACATCAGTATATAGAATACTATCTGTTGTCGCCAAGTTAGCTTAGTATATGACGATGTTTGTTGCATTGATGACTTCAAATCTCTCGTCTCCGTCTTTACCATAGCTACACTCCTTTAATGTATTTTTATAAGGGTCGATTGCTCGACATACAATACCTCCGATTAGTCCAAGCTCAGGTCGGAAGTACTTAACTTTAGGTTCACTTGTGTTCGAGCAAGAGCTTAAGATTAATAGGCCCAATAAAAGTGTTAGGTACTTCATCCATTTTCTCCCATGTTTCTTGGTCAATCGCCATCCCTTCATATTCTATCCAGCGGGCGGTTGCCATAACACTGGACTCTCCACATGGACACCATGTCCTGAAGAATAAGACAGCCTTTGTTTTCTTATGGCAGTCACCACAGTAGAAATTATATACTGGTAACATCATACTCAGCTCCTCAAGTAATACATATATCTATGTTTGCGTTCTTGTTTTATAATCTCAGCTTCCCCTGACTTAACTGCGGCTTGTAGTTTCAAAGCATCGGGCGAGTAATCCCCACCCTTCTTTTGATAGTATTGTCGTATGTGATATTGCTTATCACCATACTGAACAACCCTAGGATTTCCGTTGTCCTCAAGTCCAGTGTACTCGAAGTTACTGGCTTTGTAAATAGTGCCAGCGTGTCCGTGATTAGGATCAGCAAAGGATATTACTGAAGTATAGTCAGTGTTAGCCCCGAGCCATTTAAGGGTTCGGGAGATAAACCAGCTCTCAGTATTACGTGGGGTGTCGTCAATCAAGCACAGCCTACGCAACTCTAGGATATCCTTGTGATGCCTAGACATAGGGTTGCCGTAGATAGCAACCCCGATAAGTCTATCTGTAGTTTTATCTACAAGTTTGAATACATGTTTTTGTTGAAGGGAGCGAGCTGACTTGGAGTAATGCCAAGTTTTAATGAAGTCTATAGTTTCTTGATCTAGAGTTGAGTCGTTGTAGTATACTGAGTATAAGTTTTTAAGAGTCATAGATTAACTCAAGTTTGAACCTTGTATATTCAGTATTGATGTTTGCTATCCCAAGGTGTAAATATTCGCAGGTTCGCCCATTATCATCTTTATATTTGTAAGTTCCGTCTTTTAGAGTTGTACACATACTTCCTTCTCTCCACTGGAATACATAAAAACTATTCATATACTAACTCCAGTCGGAATGAGTTTAGTTGACCATCGAAGTTATCTTTTAGTTCTTGTTCGTCCTCGTAGGTACTGGCTTCTCCTGGGGGATTGTGCATGTCAACCCTTTCGTAATATACACTTATAGGATTTAAGTACATAAACTCTAGGTTCTCGTCAGACGAGTCGTCGGAAAACTGGAAGTATATCTTGTTCATGTAACCTCTAGTAATTATTAGTATATTGAATTTAATTGAAAATAGTTGTTGACAACCTCTCGGACTACATGTAACAACTAGGAATGAGTTTGAAGCCTGCATAGTAAAACATATATATCTGGAAGATTTACTTAAGGATAGGTCTAATAGATAAGCTCAAGCTTGAATGACGTGCGCCAAGGATTGCCTATGTACTCCCAACTCTCATTATGAGTTCTAGTACCTACTACGTTATTAACCTTAAACGATCTCTTATTACCAACACACATACTTATGACATAAGGCCCAATGCAGCCATCCCATCCACCAGAAGATATAGATGATCTACTATACTGAAAGAACTTCATGACCGCCTCCTAATCTCTCCGTCAAATTTAACTCCAGAGTCTATCAATCCTTGTCGGATTAATTCCTTACAGTGTCTAAGACTGTCACCAGTTCCATCCATTACAATACTAGAATCAAACTCTCTGATTTCGTATCTAAAGTTAGTAGTATCTATAACTCCACGGATAATTATATTTGGCCCGACTGTAAACCAGTCAGTCCATAGCAAACCATACTGAGACATGTATTTAATTCTAGTCATAGATTAACTCTAGTTTAAATTTCTTACTGTATTTAGTAATGAAGAACTCATAGTCTTGTCTTGGGTAATGGGTGGTATGCGGACCATATTTAATAAAGTCTGCGCCATTCACTGTAACATGTATCATAAAGATATTACTATCTATATCTGTATCTTTTAGTCCAGAGAACTGATTTATATATCTAATCATCGTCTTCTCCATATAAAGGAAACTCGAACTCTTCGTCTAGCATGAATGTAACTTGTGATCTATCGACCGAGGCTATGGGTTGTCCGTATTCTATTGTAGTCACTGGGCTAGAAGTCACTAACTCAGTTGCTAATACTACAATCTCCTCGGCAGTCATTTCAGAAGTCGCATCGCTGTCTAGGAGTTCGTCGGCTTGATCTTTAAGTTGGAGCAAGACTTGTGCAACCTTGTCTCGCTTGTCCATTGTGTTCCTAGTATGTTAGAGTTAGGCGAAATGTGTTAACTTGTGGATGTCCCTGAGTTATCGTATGATAAACAGGAACAAGTCGTAGTGGCGTTACTTTGTTTGTGGAAACAAACTGACACCATGTTGTAATATACATGATTAATCCTTAATTAAGATAAGTCGAAAATTTGTTAGCCAAGGATGGGGAGCATGAGGACCAGGGTTACTAATCGTTCCGATCTTATATATTGAATTAAGTTCTGGAAATTGTTTTGAATATTCTTGACTCCACTGTAGATACTGTATAGACATTGCTACTCCAATATTAAATAGAATCTGTAACTTCTATCTGTGGTTTTCTTTGAATCAGATTTAACTAACTTAGTAAATTCTTTGAAAGGATAAACATCGTTAGATACAATCCGATTGCGATCTTTATATGTTAACTTATCTCGATCAGAAATTAACCCTGTATAAGGATCATCATCTTCCTCATCGTACCGATCTACTTGGGCAAAGCAATACATGGCTCACCTCTTATAAAAGTATAGATAGAATACAAACGCTGGAGTGACAAACATACCTAATACTATAAGCATATACTCTAGTATTGTCAAGGTCACTAGGAGAAATACATTTCCAGCGACACTCGGGGTTAGAAGTTTACAGGTTAGAAGAACCATTAGTATTATGAATAGTATTATATAGCCTCCTAGAAGGTTATAGTTAGGGAGAAATTAGTTCGATGTTCTGGGTGAACTTGCCAAGTATTAAGTGATCCGTAGGCAAGGGCTCCGTTTAATGCGCAAGTGTACCTGTGTTTGCTACCAGAACGAATGTGTTGATTTTGAAAACCGACACAATAATGCCAGCCAGGAACCCCATTGACAGTACATTGTCGATTATCCCCAAGTTGAACAATATGCCATTCTTCTTTTTTCATACCACGAAACTCCTTACAGTCCAGTCAAGTCCTAGATAACACAGTGCGTGTAACCCTTGGTCGTATGCTATGAAGTCATAGAACATACCATCCTCGTAGAACTTGTAGTCATAGTCGGCTTGCCCTTTGGTTCGCCACAATACCAATCTCTTATACACCCTCCAAATATTCCAGTCAATGACTCCGTGTAGTATTACGTTCCAGCATACAAATAATATAGCTTGGTTTGGAGAGTATCGTCCAGAGAGTTTAGTGAAAATCATTAATCCGAATCCTAGTATAACTAGGTGTGGGATTAGGTACTTGATATTAGAGGACTTATTAGTGGCGACATCCCTAGACTGGAGGACAAAGTCAAAAAGGATATGAGTTACTATGAGTAGGATCAGGGTTCCGTAATCCATATGATTCCTCGAAGGTTAGGGTTAGTTTGAAACTTGTTTTGTGAGCCAAGTTACATTTCCATCCACCCAAATTTCCATTACTCTTAGGGTGATATCTGAATTTATATTTGAGAGTTCCATCTCTATATGATTCTGGTTGTAATTGACCAAAACAATAACCATCTGAATCAGGAATACCAGCCCCAGGACTTACTGCTAATTGTATGAATTGCATATAACTCCTAGTAGTATAGTCTTAGAACGAATGTCCCGTAGTATTCTAAATTGGACTTGGTTGGAAAATGTGGTTCATTTTGGAACATATGGAACTTACCCTTTTCACTGCCCGGACACCAATCATCAAAGTTATACTGAACCCACATTCTATTCTTCATATACTAAACTCAATTGGAATGTAACTTTAGGGTTAAATCCCATACTACTATTAGATGTACTATAGAACCTAAACATATTTCCTTTATATCTCGCCCGACCATATTGAACATAGTATTTATTCATAAATTAACCTCAAACAGAATGATGTATAGTATACTCTAGCAATACCAGTTGGAAAGTAAGGCTCGTTTGGAAACGATCTAAGCTGGAAAGAATCATGATTCATAGCGCAACCATACTGAACCCACATCCTATTCATATATCACCGATAGTTTAAAGGATTGATACCATGGGCTTAGTAGATACCCTCCTAATTCGGTTTTGGTTCTAATCTGATAGAATCTATATACATCAGAGTGCATAAGATAATTCCTACGGTTATTAAATTGTAAGAATGATATAGTTTTCATCTTACTAGCTCCAGTGTGAAGGAGTAGTATTGTGGGGTTCTATTTGTTATTCTAGACCAATCATCTGAGTGTATGCTTTTACCGTAAGTATCTCTATCTTTATATAGTATAAAAGTATATACTCTTCTATTCTGCTGCAAATATTTTTTACTAACCTGAGAGATAATCATAGCTACTCCATTATAAACTCTAGTCGGAATGACATAAACCACTCTTCGTCGTAGTATTCATCGTGTTCAATAAACTTATATGTGTCCTTATCGTCGTGGTTAATCTCATGATCGTTAAGCTGTGACCACACTATCTTCATTATAGAACTCCCTGATAGCTTGAACAAATCTCTCGATGTTTAGATCATTCAACCCTGGTGCGCTATTAACTTCGACAACAGTAAAGACTCCGTTCTTATCTCGGATTAAGTCTACCCCACCTACGTCCAGCCCTAACGATCTAACGGCGGCTATACAAAGTTCTTGGGCGGCGGCGTTGACACGACATCCCTCGGCTTGAAGATCGCACCTAATGAATTTACAGGTGTCTGATTTATAAAGCTTAGGTCTATTTTCTGCTGCCGTAGGACTTTGATTTTCTGCGGTCGCCGAGACTAACGGCACTTTCTCATATGCTCCCAAGATTCGACCATTAACTACATGGACTCGGTATTCCCGACGTTTAAATCGAACCGGACGACTGTAATATAAGTCTCGGTCTGGGTTAAAGTCATTTCCATATCTTACAACACCTAATCTATTCCGGATATAGACGTTACCCTCCCGATCTCTGAACGAGTCGAGCATTGTAGGGTCACTACTAAAGTCTAGGGTAGCTATACCGGAATTGAGTAGGGTTTGTAGCATCGTTAGTTTATTTGCTGTGCGCACCACAGCTTCTAACGAGTTTAGTTCTTTCTTATATCTTACATTAGGGAACTCTTCTGTTGTACCCCAACGAATGAATAGATCACACTTAGCCCGGCGGCTTGTACGCTTACGCTTAGCTCGCATTGCTTCACGAATTTGTTTCCCAGTGACACAGGAACGATTTGAATATGCAATCATTGTTTTCATTTAATAAGCTCCAGTTTGAATGAACTCTTTTCACCTTCAGTGTTGAAACTCCAAGCTCCACCTTTCTTTGTTAACCCCCATCTATCATCCCCACCCAGCCACCTAATAAATTGTAAACTAAAGCTCTTATTATCAGGGTTGGGTTTCTGTAATACTTGACGTATTCTAATAGTCATAAGACAAGCTCCAGTATAAATTTAGTATGTGGTGTGTCATAGTTGAATTGCCAGCCATTACCACGACGATTATGTAGGTAACCTTGTCTTTTAGTATATTCGCCGCTGATAACAAAATCATAGGGAGATAGACTCTCTCCATTATTGCGCTCACTATTATTAAGCTGACGAATAATCATAGTATAAGCTCCAGTCTAAAGTTTCTCCACCATCGTCTAGTATTATCTAGATCGTATGGTCTATATCCAATTGGGGTTTCTTGTAAGGTTTGTACTTCGTCTTCTTCTGGAATAAGGAATCCAAAATATAGTTGATTCTCTACTATCCCAACTTGATTAGTTCGTTGAAGTAAAATCATACATACCTCAATAGATTAACTCAAGTTTGAAGCTTAGCTTATTTCCACCCTCAGTCCACATCCAACCCCCGTCATATCCCTGAACATCTATCCCATTGTGATTATCCTCAGGATCGTTCCAGTATATGAAACAATAAGGAACTCTAGGTCTTGCTTTAAGCTGGCGGAATCTCATAGATTACCCCACAATACTAAGATGTGACTTCTTATCTAATGACTCGATAAGCTTACGAGCTGACTTGAATCCTTCCCGAGCATCTGTTTGACGGACGAACTCTCTTACCTCAGTAGATAGCTTCTCATACATAGCAACATACTGACGATCATACACCATATCAAAAATGTCCAGTCGATCGAGGAGAGGATAGGATGGATCGCCACAGTTCTTTGTAACTTTTCTAAAGTCAATGTTGAGATTCTCTTTGGTAGAATTGACGGTAAAAATATCCGGCATACTAGCCATGAAATTAGGGTCATCCCTAAGAGCATCAACCAGAGCCATGAGAGCTTCTCCGGGTTTCTTGACGTTGAATCGACTAGTCTTGTTTGATTGGGAGTTGCTAGTCGTAGTAGTCCCCGCCCCAGTACCGGCGGTAGTCGTCCTCCCACTTGTCTTTGAGTAATCACTCCCATACGACTTGTATACTGGTTTGATATCCACACTCTCCAAGTATTCTCCGGTAGTTGCATCGTAACGATACATCTCATCCATCTTGACAAGCCCCGGTTCTTTAGTGAAGGTGAGCTTCATATCTTTTATAACTGTTTTCGCATCATCGTCATCAGTCGTGAAGATTTTGCCGAGTCCATCAACTTCCATATAGTAGAGTGTAGACATTCCTCTAACCACATCAAGCACACGATTATTCGCTGCGTTACGTGAAAGAATACCAAAAGCCCAGCTACCAGACAGCATGTCAAGCCATGCCTTAGCTTTCGTAGTATCAAGGTTAACCCCTTGTGAGAGGTACGTTTGTAAAGCCGCCTCGGAATCACATGTACTAATCTTGTTTACATCAAGACCTGTTGAGTAATGTGAAGTGAATGCGTTACGAATTGTACCATTGTGAATGAGTGAAGTATCTTCATAGATAAATGGATGGGTGTTAGCAAACTCTCGACCACATGTAGCGAAGCGAGTATGCATTGTAATTGTCCGAACATCTTCAAAGTTTAGCTTGCCAAACCGTGAGTAATTAAGATCAAGTGCCCCGGCTGGCAAACGATTTGCATAAGCTTCAAGAGTTTTAGCAATCTTTGGAGTCATAACATCTTTTGTACTAAAGAACTGTTCGTTATTCAACCATCGTTCAGAGAATAGCTCACCGTCAGAAGCGACGGCTGAGTACCCAATACCATGGGCATTTGTCCTAGACATAGGGATAGCCATGCGCTGAATAAATTCCTCAGCGACACGACCTTCCGTAATCCCGGTCATGATTAGTAGTTTACACATTTATTTGCTCCCTTTAAGCAATTGATAATGAATTAAATCGTTCAATGCGGCGGTCAACGTAGTCGACGGCATTAACTGGAATGTCAATGTCATACTTAGCTACGAGGTCTTCAGCAAACTTGAGTTCATTCTTAGGAATCTCTTTCTTATGTGATGCAACTGCATCGAGGAAAGCAACCCAGTTATATATGTCTTCACAGTTTACAGTACCTTCATGGATACGAATCTCTATAGACTTATGCTTGTCATAGGACATACCGTTAACAACCCAATATCTATTACCCCCGCCACCAGAACCACCAGACTGTAGGTCTTCTAGTTTATCTGTTGTGTTTGCACGACAGTGAGTATTCTTAATACGACCTACAGGTTGAGAGCCTCGAAGGATTGATTGAACCCTAACGAAGTTCTTATACATAAGCTTAACGTCTCGGTTACGGGCATCCACATGAACGTGAAGTCCGCATGAACGATTGGTATAGCCGTCGATCTCTGGGTTAGCAAACACAGAGTCAAGTCGCTTCATGACATCTTCAACCTCTGTAGTCTTACAGAGAATGTTCATTTCTAGTCCAGCTCCTGCGTAGTTATGACAAGAACGAAGTGAGCCATCACCTTTCAATGTGATATGTTTATGAAGTTTAGCGGCAATCAAAAGGTTCTTGAGAATCTCATACTTACCGCTGTAGATAAACTCAATTTCAATCCCAACGTAATTAGCCTTGGGATCAATAGGTTTTTTGTCTGTTTCTAATGTTGTCTTCATCATCTCCTCGTATGCTGTTAGAAGGGATCGTTCTTGAAGATAAACACCGCCACTCTTTTGAACACTCATCATACCGAATACGACTTTAGTCTCAAGAGTTTTAGTCTTACGTTGTGATCTTATTCCCCTCAGTTTATTGGTTAGTAGTTGCTTGAACTTCTTAATTGATTCTTCGTCAGAGCCGGGAACTTCATTAGGTTTAAGCGTAAACCGAACCCGCTGTCTAGGGAGATATACAGTAACATCCCCTGCAATAGCTGGCATAGCACCTTGAACCTCACCTCGAAGGATTTGAATTTCCTTCCAGTTAGCTCGCATCTCTTTGTTTCGTTTGTCTAAACCTCGGGCTTCAAGAGCCTTACGAATAACAAACAATTCCTTAATCATCTGATCCTTAGACTTAGCTGTTTCAATAACATAATCGAGAGTGACTTTGGTATTAGCTAAGACAAGTTCAGATGCAAGAAGCGTTAACTCCCCTTCATATTTGACTTCCTTAACCCCCGGAATTACAGTCTTCAGTATCTCAGGATTAGTTATGCGACAGATAGCAATCGCCCCACGAGTAGCATCATTTTCGAGCTTGAGAATCTCGAATGTTAGATGTCGGAATAATCCGGGGACACCTAGTTCTCCTAAGAGATCATCATCCTTAGCACCTTCTTTAATAACATCAGAACTGATTCTTACATTTTGTCCGATTGCAAGATTTAGAGACATAAAGCCTACCTCCCTATTTTGTGTTGGCTTAGTATAACAAAGTTAATTTAAATTTAACTGATTTGTGTTTTGTTATTTCAGATCGTAAATCCCAGTCATCATCTGTCCAATGATTGAACCTTACTCTATTATCTTTTCTTCTTTGATGAAGGAAATGCCAGTCGGCACTACCATTAATCCATTGTCCAAATATATCCATAGCTTACTCCCCATATCTAAGGTCATGATTGATACCACCAAAAGGCCCATAAGTCATAACGGTAGCTATTCTTTTACCTTTCTTATTACGCAATACTAGATCAGGCCATTTACTATCTGATTTTTCATAAGAAAGATTAGAACCTTTAGTGATTCTATGTAATGAATACAAAGTTTGACAATACTTATATCGACAAGTTTCTCTAGGATTCGATTTGGACATGCGACTCCTCTTTGAATTTGATTTTAATTTGTATCTCACAGTTTATAGGTTCGCATATCACCCCGCCAAACCCAGTACCTTCCTTACCTAGCCTTCCAGTTTTAATATCTATAACCCGCCACACATAATGCTCTCCGCATCCAATAGAATGTCTAGGTCTTTTTTCTGTGACATAGATAAATTCCGAGCCACGTTTATATACACATCCAACGTGATAATGTGAGTGCATAAAGTTTCCCTATTTATCGCCCGACAAGACTAAGACTTTCTTAGCTTCAGACTTAGAGCTATTACGATCTTCGCAGCACGGACAAACTTCATCCGGCTCTTGAACCTCATCTTCAGTATCTATTACAAATCGAGGAGTTAACTTGTAATGTTTGGGTTTAAAGTCATCCCATTGTTTGGGGATATGACGTTGCTTCATGTATGTATCTACTGGTGTCATGTCAATCCTATTTCTTTCCTAAGTTTCCTAGACATTCTTGCTAATGGTTTCCCTGCTTTATTCAATCCTAACTCTTTGTTTGTTGGCTTGCGACTGGTATAAGTAGGGAATGAATTAAGTTTACGGCTTGCCTTAGGTGAGGGAAGCTTTGACTCAATACGATTAGCTCGGATTGCTTTAATTTGACGACGGTTTGATCGAATAGATAGCATAGTAATTCCTTTTTTGTTAGGCTCATCAGTAGTATCATAAATACTAAACGGCTCAAGGAATTGAACCTTGATTATGAGGTGCCTCACCAGCCTCGCCGTTTCGCCTTGTTATAGCCGGGGAGGCTCTATACGGCATCCTATCCCCATTATCCGTTCACTATACCAAGAGTAATTTATAAATCGAAAGAACTAAACAGCGAATCAGCACCACGCCGATTCTTTAACCTTTAACAAAGTTTGGCTAGACTGTCTTCGCCTTTTAGGGTTCATGAGAGTTACCTCTCTATTACTACCTACAATTATTCAGCTTTAACTTCTTTTCTAGCGAGAGATTCAGCATTAGACTTGACAAACTCTTGAAACTCAGGGGAGTTAAAGAGCTTAGTAAGTTTAGCAACTTCCGAAGCAAACAAGCAGATAGGAAACTTACGAAGACCGTAGAAGTTTACAGTCCCCTTCTCTCCGATCTTAGATGTGATCTTCATTTCCTTGTTTTGAACTGAAGGAATTTGTGCCTTGAGTGCTTTTAGTTGTTCCTCAAGACGTTTGATTTCTGATTGACCTGAAGCAGTTTTTACCTGTGACATAGATACTCCTCGCCCATAAAATGGGCATAAAATTAAGCCAGCCGATTTTGGCGGGCAAGACTAAAATTGTCTTTGTTATTTAAGGTCTAACTTAGCGACCTTATTATAGTTTGGATTGCGCTCTTTCATATAGTGGATACGAGAAGATGATGTAGACCAATCTCTTTGCCCATTTAGATTCCAATTGAATACTAGATCGTTAGGGTCGCCGATCAATACCTCAGCTCCGGCTAAGAAAGTATTGTATAGAACATCTACATTCTTATCATCTCTATAACAGAATGAATATAGTATATCTCTAAACATTTCTTCATTCCTACGTAGGATTTCAATAGCTAGTGGAATATTACATTCATTGATACAAGAAATAACCTCATCCTTATCGAATTGCCAATGCTTGAATAAGTCTTTGTCTACTAGCGTACAAACCTTACGAGCAAGCTCGAATACTACATAAGCAATAGTCGGGTGACACATCCACGCATTAGATAATGTTCTGTATTCCATACCATGTTTAGGAGTACGATACTCACCCGCTAGTCCGTAGTATTGGCGACGGATAGGGTCATCTATATTACCGAACATAGATACACAAGCAACTCCCAGAATTGCATCGAGTGCTATAACATAGTCTTCAATTTTTTTCTTTTGTTTGTTGTCTAGCTGTAGGTGAATATGTCCGCCAGCCGATCGGACAAGTACGTCCTTACCATCAGCTTGGATTCCTTTCATACCATATACGTTCTTACTAGGCATACAACCAAACTGAACATGCTCATCCTTACCCTCTGTTAACATATGAGGAGGAATTTCAAGCGTTGGTTTAATGGTTAAGGCTGCATCTTTATTATGTTTGATAGCCGCACGATATAGATTAAATAATCCAGCTTGTAAGTGTCCAATAGTTTGGTCGAGACATGACACTCCGGGGATATTAAACTCAGCTTGGAAGCCATCCCAGAATGGTTGATTAACTGTTACTTGTTTGTGAGAAGGTAGGAAATCAAATGATGGAATAACAATGCCATCCTTATTCACTACAAACATTTCAGGGTCAGAGCCTTGCCCATGAATAGTTCTAGGTAAGAATCTCATATTAGTTTTGATAACCCGAGTTTCCAACTCTTTCTCTGACATAACTTGTTTAGTTACTTCTTGAGTTAGAGGTAGGTATGCTGCTTGAAAACCCTTTTCTGTAACGAGAGTTACCCATTTATGCATCACGCCACTTATACTATAATCTTGAATGGTAGAAATCATTCCACTAAGCTTAGCCGCATTACACCAGCCTCGAATAGCAGGAGCATCTATATCTACGAAATCTTTAGGTTTGAGATCAGTTGCAATTACTTTAGACATGGAATCTCCTTTGTTTTATTCATAGTCTATTAAATCTTTAGACATAACTCTTACTGTGCCGTGCCAATTTACTTTCTTAATACCATACTTACTGATTCTCTCATAGAAAGCCTCATCGAAATGAGGGATACATATAGTAACTTTACCTTTATAGTAATCCATTTCCTTTATAGGGCGTAGCATTAGTTCTTTCATGAAAGTAGGATAGTTCAAGTCGCCATGTAAATCATAGCCCGCAGCATTGGCTGGAAAGATGTCAGGATTAATTTTTTTCATGTGTTTCCTTTAGGCTCATCAGTGTACGAATAACGCACAGATAGGTGAGAGGTTTGGTTTTTACTTGACAAACTCTACTTATTTACTCCTACCTTCGGGAAGCTATCGCCTGCCTAGTCATAGGGAGCAAACCTATTTCGCCTTTTAGAGTTACAAGTTTCCTTGTATCGGCGTGATGTACCGGGCATCTATCATCCAGTACAATACGGCTTATGCAATGTCAGACGGCGTTGGAGGGGGGATTTCACCTACCAATCTTTTGTACCGTTCATATAGGACTTGCGCCGCAAATTTATCAGTATGTTTTAATTCTTGAATTTTATCCCACATTAGATCAAGCTCGGCTTCTTTTGCGCTCAATATTTCTTCGGCTAAGCTCGGCAATTCTTTCTTTGAGTGAGAGGGTTTGGAGTTGCTTGTCACTCCAGTTATAGTAGATTCCTTTATGATGGGGCATTGTATCATTTACTAACCTCGCTGTATAAAAGTTTATGGAATAAATTTTCTCAGCCCACAGGAATTTAAAATGCGCTTGTTTGGAATTATAGATTAGATGGAAAAAACTATTGTCGATTATTTTCCACGGACTCATACAACCTCGATTTATATTTTGGCGAGCAGGACTAAATGCGTTCGATTACTATATCGTTAGCGCAATGAATAAACATATCAGTACAGTGTAATGAATACCCACACTTAGTAGCTACTATTTCTTGACATTGATATACAACATCATTGTATTTTACCAATGCTATGTTTTTAGTCGGGGAAGGCAATAAATCGGGAACATGATTAGACATAGTTATAGTAATTAAAGCAGCTAGAAAAGCTAGTCTTAGATACATATATATCCTTATGTTAGGCTCATCAGTGTACATATAATGTACAGACATGGGGTTCATGAGAGTTATCTCTCTATTACTGCCCATGTTTCGCCTTTGTCCGCATGATTAGTGGTCGACAACACCGCCCAGTATAGGACTCCGGTTATTAGATTGTAAATACGCAGCTAGTTCCGTCAGTAGTCATAAAAGTTCCGTGAGTAAGTATCCCAAGCCTTGTGTTATAACCCTGCACATTATCTGAGAAGCTTGATATATATGTACCATTGCCAAGTTTAAGGATGACCTCATCGTATACACCGGGAGTGTCACCACAAGGGTCTACAATTGATACAATGCTATATGTAGTATCAGCGTTCAACCCATTAGTTCCATTTGTACCGTCAGTTCCGTCTTCTCCAGTCTCGCCTTGCTCACCAGCTACACCTTGCTCACCTTGTGCCCCCACAGCACCATCACATACTAGAAATCCATTATTGTATGTGTCTCCGGTTGAGTATAGTCCGTCTCTATTAGTGTCTTGATAGATGTTAGTGAGTTTGCAAGCAATGCTATCTTCAGTAGTTAGCTCGACCACATTAACAACGAGTGACAATCCATCAGTACCGTTAGTACCGGGCGCACCTGTTAGTCCTACCTTACCCGGACGACGACCGCATCCACCAGCTAGACAGAGAAATACAAATACTAGAATAATTGAGCGCATGGATTCCTTTTTAGGCTTTTTGTTTGTTAAGCCATGTGATGTTTTCGGTTGTATATATATCTAGTAACTTCATATCTAAATCTTTGATTTCAGCTAGGAGAGTATTGTATGCTTCCCAATCATTTCGGGAATATACATCAGCTTTAACTTCCAATACATGAAGTCTAGCTAGGATTTCTTCTTTAGTTAAAGGCTTAACTTGTGGAACAATTTTTACTGCATTCATACGTCCCTCTTTGCTATGTTAGCACGTAACTTTTCGAGTTGAGTCTCTTGTTTTTGAGTAAGTTCTGGGGCTTGATTTTTAATTGGCTGATAATATATACCAATAAGATTAGCCCTTACGTCCGTTTTGTTTGAGTATTTGCCTAGCTCTTTTGCGAGCTTGGAATGATAGCGAACTGGAGGTTTTGGGAATATTTTCTTGCGGTTCTTAGCCATAGAACACTCCTTGCACTTTGTTTTGAGAGTCGGCGACCGAGACTAAAATCAATTCATTGGCTTACCACAATCCTTACAAGTAAGGTATACTGCTGCCGAGAAATACATATCCCGACGAATATTCTTATGTGTGCAGAATTGTTTATCTAATTCTTTCATAGCCTTATCTAAAGGCTTAAGTTTAAGTGTGAAGTTAGCATGAATAAGCCCTTGATGTAAGGATGATAAATCAAAATCATAAGGCTGTGACATGTAACTATCTTTAATTGTTGCTGTATCTCCGTTAATTAATAGGATTGTTATTTCTCTTGTATTTTTTTCAAACACCATACCCTGCTTAAGTGTATCAGGTATCATATAACTATCTCCTGAAATAAGGCGCAGCCTTAAGAGCTTTCTCGATTGTTTGTTTACTAGGCATTCTAGCTGCGGCTAGTACACTCACTAGTGTAGTCATAAAGAATGCTAGGAACAATACATATCTAAATTTCATAGATAAATCCTAGGGTTATGTTCGTTAGTTATAGCAAACAGTTTGATCTCTGCATCTTGTATAGTTTCTGCATGAATAACAATATATGATGCCTTTTCGGGCATAGTTTCAGATACATACCATAGAGTACCCTTGATTAGTCCGTAGAATACTTTCATACCTCTCCTAAAAGAAAATAGTTCACTAGATTCCTAGCGATTTTGATGTGTCATGGGGTAAGCTATTGATATGATAAAGCAAGGGAATGATTTCCCTCGGCGTTAAGAGATAAAGTGACCCTTGTAATTTCGCTTAATTTTAATCTCTACATAAGGAATATCAATCCAAATACTTGAATTGCCTTTAGTAAACATAAAATCTTTATATGAATTAAATGAAATCTTAAACTTATTAAAGAACCAATAGGCTCTAAAACCCTTACCATTATCTTGAATTTTAAATAACCATTTCATAGGATTCCTTTCGATCTTTTGATCTCATCAGTTAGGGCGCACACCCTAATAGGAAAGCCCCCAAGCATATAGCCTAGGGGCTGTAAATAATCTTTTGAATTAAGTTTCCCTTATCATTCCCCTTCTCTCCCGAGTTAGAGTCTGACCTATGGAACAATACCATTTTCGTATGTTCCAGCCCATGATATACCGGCTTATAGCGGGTTTTTCAGGTGAATATCGTAGACCTCACAGCTAGTCGTGTTTCGCACGGACGCTAGGTTTAAGGACGTTCAGCCGGTTCACTTAATTGTAAGTTTCAACCTTACGGTAAAAACCCCACCACTATGATACCGGACTATTTGCCCTCTACGATCGGGTGCTATTTGCCCCCACGGCACTACGGCTCGCATATTTTTTCTGAGAAAACCGTTTCATTCTATCGCATAATTCGGATTAATTCAGCCAAATCAATGCTTTAGGCTCGTCAGTCGGAGTTTAACCCCGAGACATGATTGAAGTTATCGCCCATGTTTCGCCTTTTGATATTCTACCCTTTCTTTGTCACTCGCACAATGGTTTTTTCGCCATTATTCAATTTTTTACGTTTCCGGTACTCTTCACGAAGGTAGTCAAGTCTCGCCCCCTCACTTGTCTTCATGTAGTGACCGTTATCTATAAGTCTTTGCTCGTTTTGGACAACACGTCCCCATTGAGAAGGCATGTTTCCAGCTTTGACCACGTTCTTAGACTTTTCAGCGTTACGCTCGGCTATAAGTCTCGCCTCAAGTTTACGCTGGTAAGCACGTTCTTTCTCTGTCATTCTAGTCACACAAAAAACATAGAATCATTAAGATAACAACGAAAGTAATCATTCTAGTTTCTCCAGTTAAAGCAAACTTTATTGTTTGCCTTGTTACAACCATCTTACCACAACCACGTTTACCGTCAAGTGGTGGTTACAAGTTTAATCTAAAGATCGAACAAGTAACCTAGCGTCAATCTCTTTCGAGTGTTCCGCCTTGAAACAAGAATATCAAAACCGACCAAACTCAATGATAACAAGCGCATACAACGAATATCTAATAAAATCAACTACATAGCACATAGGATAACCCACTGTAAACACAACGATTAATGGAATATCAATAGGAAACAACTTTAATCATAAGATTATAACTAGCTGAATCTATAGGGATAGATAGCTAACCCATTGATATTAGGTGAACCCCACTCAAAAGAAAATAAGAACACGCACGAAAAGCAAGTATCATGCCAACCCTATGTATAGTAACCTATTGGAATTAAATGAAACCTAGATATATCAATAGTTTAATTACAACTACGTGATATTATTAGGATGCTAACAATATTAGGTACATAGTAAGTAGCTGTAATGATAAGGGAAACTTAATTCAAAAGATTATT